ATAGCATAGGGGGGTGTGTTTTTTAAGACCCCCTCCCCCTATCAAAACAATAAGAGGACGAGTCTCGGTTCTCATTCTCAAACTGTTTGATAGAGGAAAAGGCATCACATTCACTTCCGTTTAATATTCTTTTGAAACTTTAACAAATGGAAACATTGGAAACTCTTTAATAATTTCATCAATTGCTTCACCAATCGCTTCAGCATCTTCTTCTTTTGATGCATCACCATCTGAAACTATAGCTCTTTCAGCTACTAAGTTACAGCAATAGTATCCCTTAGCTATGTCCATCTGTAGCCACTTCTCAAACTCTTCAAAAGGATCAAACGGGTTGTCTTTTGTAGTAAGCATATACCTATAAAACATTTTGTTTCTCCTTTTAAATTAATTTGAATTAGTATTCAACATTCTTTTGAATTGTTGCTACAGATACACCAAGAGCTTCTGCTACATCAGCTTGTGTGTAACCAGCTTTGAGCATACGTTTAGCTTTAGACTTTTGTGCTGAAGTCATTCCACGTTTGTTCTTAGGTGTAAATGCTTTCTTTAACGAGTCTTGATCTCCATTACTAAAGATTTCAAGCATTAAATTATTTGAGATGGCGCCATTTTTAATAGCCTCCACCTCTCTTTCATTTAATGTTACTCTTGTTCTATTGGTACCCATTTCTGCACGTGCTTCAGCTAATAGCTTATTACGTCTCTTTTTTTCTTCCTCTTTTGTCATATCAGGATTTGCTTTCTTATAGGAAGACATTCTTTTTTCAGCCTTAGCCTGTGCCATTCTTTCTTTAGGCGCATTCATCTGTGAAATACGAACCTTTTCTTTAATTGATTCAACCTCTTTAGCATATGTCTTGGCTGCTATTGGGTCACGGGTCATATTTCCTGTAGACCGGGCCTCCTTTCTAGCTTCTAGGGCTAGTGCTTTCATGTTGTTGGCGTAGTTAGCATAAATGTTTTCAATCATTGTGTTGTGATCAGAGATTAATTCTCTTGCATCTTTTGCCTTGGCCATCTTACTTATGGTCTCTTTACGCTCTACTTCTTCAATCTTAACCCCCTTTACCTCTTTTGGATAAGATGGGCGATCAATGTTAGCATTGGGGTCCTTAGCCTTTGCATACTGATACTCTTTAAGTTCCTTATTGTACTTAGTTTTAGCATCATAGAATGCTTGCTTCTGAGCATCGGTCATGCTATTGAATGGCGTCTTAGGTCTTAAATAGAAGTCATACGCACTACGATACACATGCTCGCCTCTATCCCATGCTTTCTTCTCTTCTGGAGTCATGAGATTAGGAGACGTTATCTCTTTCCTCTTACCTACGTAAGCAGGAGATGTGGCTTTACTAAGCAATGTACTAGCACCACCAGCTCTACCATTCTCTTTCTTCTGGTATTTCTCTTGTAAATACTTATACTGGTTTACTTCTGCTGACAGCTTCCAATTAAGGTTATGCTTTTCAGCATCTATGATTACCATCGAATGCTTAACAGCTTTAACAAGGTCACTATCAGGTGCACCTGCTGCCCACATGTCAGTGATAAGATTAGATACCATACCCATTTCTCTTCCCTTATCGAAGTTGTCTTCTTTACCAACTCTAGGCATTCCAGGATATGCTTTAAACTCTATCTTATCGTCAAAATCTTTAAGGCCATCTAATACTTTCTGTGTCTTAATGTGCTGTCCTCTAACAGGGAGTACAACAACCGTATCTCCATCAAAGTCAGCACCAGAAAGCTGTTCCGCTACTGTAGAGTTAACACCAACTGCATTCTTAGCGGTGTTACCAATGATTTCAGTACCCTCTTTGTTTCTATTATTAACTTTAAGTCTTGGTGATTCAAATGGTCCTGTGTGCGGGTACCTAACAAGAACCACTTCTTCACCTTGCTTAAGAGTTGGGGCATAGATCTCATTGTCTTTAATGTTCCTAAGTGGCAGCATAACCTTGGTGGCCTGGTCACTCAACGGGGCACCTTTCATATGTGTGGCTGCGCTGTCACATTCATCAGCAAAGTCTGCTAATAGTTTCTTTCTTATGGTTGGGTTATCGATTTGTCTAATTGTATCAAGCTCATTAGCTTTAATGTCATAGGCTATTCCTAACTGCTGTTTAGCAAAGTCTTTAGGTTGTTTGCCTAGGAACTGAGAGGCCAATGATTTAGACCACTTATCCCAATCATCGTCATCATTTACTTTGTTAATACATGACTGTACTTCTTTACCATCTGAGTCTGTATAGAATACATTCTTTACAGCTGCGCCAAATGGCATGTCTTTATCGTCTTTAAGCGATTTAAGAACCTGATTGTCGGGGTCTTTTGGATTGATCATGGGTACGTCTTTTGTTTTGTTGGTGTTAAATATAATATCGACACCTTTTGGAAAGTCTTCTTTCTTTCCATAAATGGCCATACCTTTGAGGTAATTTGTATCGTCTACAGCAATTCTAACTTGCATGTATGTTTTATCTCCAAGAGCAATGTCTTTTACTCCAGGTTTAATAAGCATACATCCATCAGCTTCTTTACCACCATCTTCTGCATACCTAATCATTACTCTATTAGAGTCAACACTTTTAGGATATAATACTGGCTTTACGTCTTTACCTCCATCAACACCCTGAAAATGTGAAAGAATACCAATTTTATCCTGATTTTCACGAATATAAGAGTAAGGCGTATCTTCTTTGGCTAAAACTTGAATCGATGTATACTTTCCAAGGTTTCCCTGCTGTTCTACATTAAGATAATACTTTTTGTATCCTTCTTCTTCAGCAAGTCTAATAGCAGCGTCTAATTTCTGCTTTGAGCAGTTTAGAGCTGATTCACACCCTTTACCTACATCTAGAATTCCTTTTTCACTCATCTCAACTTCTTTTTTTAACACTTCAGTAATGTTTCTAGTTGAGCTAAGTTTTTCTTTTCTAGCAGGATCAAGCCAGTTTCTTACTGTTCCTTCAACAGTTCCCATTTCTTCAGCAATAGCAACATTAGACATACCTTTATTCTTCAATTCTGTAGCTCTAGCTACGTTATATGCCATTTGCTGTTCTTTGCCCTGAGTTACCCATGCTCTTAAAGCTGTGGTTTTGAATTTACCTTTACCACCAAAATATGTTTCATCCATAAATGTACAAATTTGTCCATCGGTCATTCCATGTTCTTTCATATCACGAAAGGCATTATAGAATGACATTTTATCATCTATGAATGGATTAGTATTCTTTGGTTTGTATGGTCTTTGATATGGGTTCTCTCCTGAACCCCAAGGATACCGACCCGAATGATGCTTAGTGCCTATATGCTCTAAATATAATTCGTTCATATCTAAACCTCACTTTTAATTTTCTCAATAATCTTGTCAAAGGAAATAATTCTATCCATGATTGGGAAAATATCATCCGCTTCTGGATTGGTGATTATTACTTCATTGTTCTGGTAAAGCCTTAATTCCATATCAATATTTCCTGGTTCGACTTCATATTCCAAACAAAAAAGAGCAGCATAGATTTCTAGCTGCTTAATACTTGCTGGTGTAATACCAGTTTTTAAATCATGGATTCTAAGAAAATTCTTTTTAAAAGAAATAGCGTCTGCTGTTCCAAAACAGTTATCGCTAAAATATAATAATACTTCTGGATCCATGCCAAACCCTATTGCATCATTGACATATTGATCAAAAGTCTTTTTGGTCTTTGGCATCTTAATACCTAACTCAATATGTTTTGCTGCTAAGGCATGCAATTCAGTTCCTCTTTGAGTAGCTTTGAAGTTTAGATAACGGTCAACTAGTTTATCATTGTCATAATTTAGCCAATGATATTGACTAGCGCTTAGAAATGCGTGTCTTCCTTCTAGGCTGTAATGTTTGTTCCATTGCATCTAGAACATCCTCCTTATTTTCTGGGTAAACAAAAGAGGCAAACGACATTTCATCCATAACAGAAATATAATAGTCCTGATTTGGCTGATGATGTTCACGCGCACTTCGTTTGCACTCTAATGCTGCCCAATTGTTCTCGTACAAGATTAGGAGGTCTGGTATTCCCTGAATATAATTCGGGTCATTTTTCATGACTATACATCCAGGGAGCCGTTCCTCAATCTCTTTTATCAGATCTCTCTGAAACCTAGATTCTCTAGCCATAAAAAACTCCTTTCAAATATAAAAAAGAAAAGAGACGTATATATTATCTCTTCCCTTCTATTATAACGCATGTATTTACTGCGATGTATTTTTAGGAGAATTTATGAACTTAGACTCATTAAAATTCTTCTTTTGTTGTAAACACCTCCTTATTGCTAGGTCAATAGGGCTGTGACTATAAATATAATAGTAATACAAATCAGTGTATGGAGTATTAAGCCTATCTATTCTACCAGCAGCTTGAACAGTTGCTTTGTAACTGTAATTAAGACTGTAAAATATAATGGTGTCTGATGTTATACAATTCCAGCCTTCTGCTCCAGCTGCATACTGAACAAGATAAATCCATTCTTCACCAGATGGTAGCTCTTCATGCTTATGCCCATTCCATTCTTTTGTTTCAATTTGTAATTCTTCTCCTAATTCTTTTAGAATAATGAGCTCATAATCAAAGTTGTAAAATATAATAACTCTTTTATGTTGCTCAATTAGACTTTTAAGAATCTCAGTTCTGCTAGAATCGCTATTTACAATCCTTCTAAGTAAAGCACATAATTCAGAGATGTTCTTTATTGGCTCTTCGGTTAGAATATTCCATCTATCCTTAAAAGCTCTCTTATACTCATCCTTATTGTACTCAGCTAAAATATAATTCTTATGTGGAACTGTTTTCTTTTTGTAATGCATATATACTGTTATTTGATCTCTGTATCTGCATAATCTTTTAGTCCCAACATATTTATCTATTTTAGGGAATTTAGTTATGAACTGATTATATACTGCATGTTCAGATAAGAACTCTGTACGATTCCTATAGAAGCCATTAGCAATGAATACTGGAATATAATCCTGCCAATCATCACCAGGTGTTGCAGTCAGGAGAATCCATTTATTAAATTTTGTAATCTTTAGAAAAGACTTAACCCATTGACCTTTACCAACAACTCGCTGTTCATCAAATATAAAAAAGGCATCATTAAACTTTTCATATTTCTTAATGTTATTCCAAGAATCCACATAAATTCCTAATTGTGGAAACATGCTTTTTTCTCTATCTTCATTAAGACCGAAGTTAGCCATCTCTTGATGCCATTCTAAAGTATCTCTTTTTCTAGCTGTTGTGATTATAACTAAATCATAAGGCCATTGTATTTCTAAATACTTATCATTTAGCTTTGAATTAATTCTACCGCCACAAACTTTAGTAATATAATAGGCTAAGGCAGTGAGGGACTTTCCAGTCCCAACACCACCACAAAGAATGTTACCATTCTCAAGTTTGTTAACGGCATCAATCTGATGCTGAGCTAACTCCAAAATATAAACCTCCTATTCGTCCCAGTCTTCATCATCCTCAAAATCATAGAGCTTGTCTATTTCGTCTTCGTCAATGGTGAAATAACCTGTGCTCATATATGTGGCACCGCCAGAAGATCTAACAATCATCATGTCTAATCTTACAATCTCATCTCTGTCCAGATCTGCTATTGATGTCTCATCAAGTTTAACCTTTCTCTTTCCACAAACCTTATAAACTTTAGGCGGGAAATTATCAAATCTGCAGTTAATCTTAATTCTGTACATCGTGTTACCATCTCTGTCCTCATACTCTTTTACATTAAATCCTTCATCCATGAGCTTATGAGCACATTCCTCAGTTACTACAGCATTGAAGTTAGGATACCAGCTTTTATACTGGCCATCCTTACATCCAAAGTTTCTGAACAGAAGAAGCTTTGTTCCATTCTGTCTTGTTAATATATCCTCATCCTTTACAAATACTGCCATAAATATAATTCCTCCTATTTAATAAATTCTTCTACATCGCCATATTCTTCTATAGCTGCTCTAGCAGCATCAACAAGTTTGGCATAATATGAAATATCAATACAGTTTTCTAAACCGCATTCTTTAACCATCTTGGATTCCATCCAACGATAACCTTTACTGCCGGTTGCTGCATTATACTTACCGTCTTTCTCTCTCAACAATAAAGCTCCACCACATCCTGGCTTAATCGGAGTAAACTGACCAACACGACCAACAAATCTATAATCATGTTCATCTTCTCCAAGCTTTTCATTGAAGTCTAAATATAATGCTGATGTTACTGACTTAGTTTCACACATATCGTCAAATATAATTGGTTCTTTACTGAACAATGTCTTAAAGACATAAGGTACCTGGAACTGTGTTCCTGTTGCTGACCATTCTCCAGCATGTTTACCATCTTTATACTTAGCGACATAAACTGCATCATTAACTAAACACATCTTTTCATAAGTTGCTTCATGCTCAAATGTATAGCCATACTTCTTAGCAAACTCCATACAGAAAGATATAATTTTTTCATCTGCATTAGGAATTTTAATTGAGTCTGTTTTGATATGCGCAACTGTATAACCAAGATTTTGTACTTCTCTCTTAAGAGTCATCATGAATAAAGCTCCACGTTTAGCAACAATGTTGTCTACATTTCTTGGGTCCTTAAACGGATTCTCAAACGTTGCTGTTGTGTAACCATAAACAGAATTGATGACAATCTTAAGAGCCTGTGCTAAGTTATCTGCTGCTTCATCACCCTCTAAGAAATCAGTAAGAGCACCATCAAGCATATTCCTAGCAGTATCAAAATCATGATGCTTAATCGCAATACGAGCATCAAGAATATCTTTAAACCTCGGAGTATAGTCTCCGAAAAGATTAAGCTCAATAATGCTATGAGGATGTAGACTAGCGACATCAAGCAAAGCAACATCATAATGAATGCCAGGCTCAGCATATACATAACCTCCTTCTGATGGGTCTTCGCCTAAATATAAACTATGCCCATTCTCAAATGTGTAACCTGGAAACTCTTTGCTCAAATCCGTATACACAAGATTCGGATTCTTATCATTACCAAATATAATTTTAGTAGCATGCTGCCTTGTTGTGTTATTTACTGTTAAGCCGCTCAACTTGGCTAATATCTCTCTAGCTACAAAATCCTGATGACAAGCTTCCGCTACTTTTTCAGTTGCTATAACATCATTTGCACAATAATCTGCAACTTCCTGCCAATGTTCCTCAGCAAGTGGTTCATCCCATGGATAACTATTCTCTAAATGGAATATACCCAATTCGATTTCCCACTTCTTCAAACTCTGCTTCTTTGAACTGTACTCATATACATCAGCATACGCTAAATTATAAGCTTCTCCAAAGAAAGCATTCTGACTTTGTGCTATGATTCTCTGTGACAATTTAAAAAGCTGCTCATTGTTATAACCTGAATAAGCAGCCGCATACAAAATATGATTGTCATATCGCCTATTATTGAAACCAACTAAACGATAATCAATAAGTTTCTTAAGTTCATCTGATGAAGGATTGATCATCTTAATAACCTGTCCCTCTCCCTTCATCTTATGACAAACAATTAAAACATTAGGGAATACCTCTACGTCGAAGAATATAATAGGCTTATCTCCATAACCATCGACATCATCGCTTGGTTCGTCAGACTTAAACTTCATCTGACTAACTTTTTTAATGCAATATTCTGCCTGATTGGTGGACTTCATAGCAAAAGCTTCTATTGCTGGATACATATCTGAAATATCATAGTGCAATCCACTATTATATGCATCCTCAAGTATCTTCCAAATAAAATCTATGGAAGGCTTAGTACTATCATGAATTTCCTTATGAAGATTCCTAATTATAAGTTTACGCAGTCCCCTTTCGCTCTTAATAGAATCTTTATTAAGCAAATCCTTTTTTACAACCTCCTTTGTTGGTAGTCCCGTCGATATAGTTGCAATTGGCAAGTCATTACATTCTGTTAACCTCCTTCTCAATGCAGACTTACCTTTAAACACTTTAATCTCAACATTTACATCATAAATGCTACTAAGCGTATTAACATCTCCATCCCAAATATAATGCAGATGTAGACCCTGCCCTCCTTTACTTATTTCTGTATATGTTGGTGGAAATGAACTAGCAGCTTTTATGTTCTCTTTAAGTGACTTATTACCGCTATCATCACGAATATCAAAGTCAATTACTATAAGATTCTCTGGTGGTCTGACATAATGTATTTCTCCTGGTGAAATATCACTAAGAGTTGTATTTACATCATCCCAAAATTTCATAGGTGTTCCATCAGACTTTGCATATTGTGCTGGACATTCTTTAAGTTCTTTATCTAACACACTATAAGAGTATGCATCTAATTTAAGCCATTCAGGAATATCAGTATCCTGTTTAATTTCATTCTTTGTCATTAATTTATCCTTTATAAATCCAACATATACACTTCTTGCCTGTACACCATCTGGCATTCTCTTTCTAGGATAAAACTCTTCAAAGAATTCTTCTAATTCGGTCTTAAATCTAAGCCTATCGAACGGATACTTAATACCACTAAGCTCAATATACTTACGATACTTGCTCCAAGCATAATCTAAAGTAATATAATCCGCTTCTGCAAAATCATTAAACACATAATCTATGAAATCATAGAATCTATAAGTTTTTGCTATTTGCCTTTCCGGTTTATAACCATCATACTTTGTCTTATCTGAAGAATATAATTCGATGCAATGTTTAGCAATACCGCCCAGTTCAAACTTAATAAGTCTCATAAGTTTATCATATTGTTTTTTGCTAACTTTATTGCCACTAGGTTCTGCATCTATTATTCTTCTTGTAAGTCCAGACTTAGCATCTGTGATTTCAACCGGTAAATTTGATGCCATTATTAAAAATGTATCAAATCTTGCTCCATACGAATCCTTAAACTTAGCATTAATTCTCATTTCCTCATGAGATATCATACTATTAAGTTTACTATTATCATAAACTCTACTTAAATTACCATCATGCTCAATAGCAACTAAAGGATTCGACTGAAACTGTTCAAGTGCAAACGATGCCCCACTTGTTATGGCTTTTGTATCTAAAGGAATATAATAACCTTCAAACAGCATTTCCATTATTTTAAGAATAGTTGACTTACCACTTCCTGGTTCACCAGTTATTACTAAGAACTTCTGAATATAACGACTATCACCAGTAAAGATTGCTCCTATACACCATTCAATCTTTGCAAGTTCTTCTGGAGAATATAATACTGATGTTAATTCATTATATGCTGGTGTCGGTTCATCAGTTAGATGATATGGAAGACATTTTGTAGCGTAATCTTCTCTGGTCATTTTTTTATCATCAAATATAATTTTATTGTCTAATTGATGAAAGTTATCTTTTAATGCTTTTTGACAAAAGGAATGCCAACGATAAATCATTTTGTTCTTTTCATTTCTTAAATATAATGGTTGTACTTCTTCGCCTTTACTTTTAAGTTCGTCTGCAACTTTTTTTATTTCCCAATCAATTAGAGGTAAAATATCATTCTCATCCGTGAGCCAAATGTTTTGTTCTTCATCCCATACAGCATAAAGATCACCACCTCTAATCATTAAATCCTTAGACCTTCCTACTAAGAAATCTGGGTAGACTTCTGTTATATATAAGTCTTTGCTTTTTTTGACCGTTTTAGTGGATACTTCCATGAAGTCTAAGCCCATAAATATAATTCCTCCTTAATTTACATTTTCATAGTTTTTTCAAAAAATCAAAGTGGCACACGGCATTGGCACACAATATATTTTACAATCTTGCTCATTTTAATTTTTTACTGTGCCGTGCCACCTGTTTTTTCAAACTATATATAATTTTGTAAAAATATAAAAATTTTATTTTCACACGAAGTATAAAAATGAAGTGGCACACGGCACACAGCCCGCAAACCCGCTAAAACACTAGGTTTTTTAAAGCCTTCTGTGCCACTGTGCCACCTCTGTGCAAAAATTCATCAAAATCCACCCCAATTTTCGGTCAAATACCAGTTAGCTTGAGACCAAATTTCAGCGTCCTTTATATCGCTCGGAGGCCGTTTTATCCTAAACAGACCACCTTTTCCATGCTCATCGTACTCACGATTGTTCAAAATCGTGCAAATTTTAGCAACTTTTTGATGGTCATAACGTCCCCCACCAAACTTATCAAGCCCTAAATTTGTCCACATGAGTAAAAAATAATAGTCTGTAAGGTCTTCATTATCGGACTCATACATCAAATCAGCCATCCTTCGAGCCAATACAACCATCATTTCAAGCAGTCCACAATGGTCCTCATCATGTAAATCTAGTACTAAATCATACTCATTCTCGAAGTCAATACGATTAGCAACTGCATCCCAAGTACGATTAACATCATTCTTTAGATGATCATCAAAGACAAAATATAATAACGTAGAAGCTACATCTTTATACTTGTCATAATCTAGTCCTACGTCGTCGCATAACCACCTGAGATAATTCGTCTCAGGCGAGTAACTCTTCCTATATCTAAAAATATCATTCACCTCCCTCCCATGAGGCGTGTTCTAAGAGTACCTCATAGTCGTTCCCGAGCTGCTCATTACGAATATATACTGCATCTTTCTCATATTCTCCAAAATGGTTAATTGCGTCATAACCAATGTCGGTACCAATATCAATACATTCTTCCTGGTCGTTAATAAGCACCTCATTATCTTCATAATAAACTAGTGTTATCTTTGCATATTCCGGTTTCTCGTTTGCAAACGCATCTGGGCTAATCACATAAGGAACCATCTCAGGCTCTACAGGATTCTGCTTATCAGCTTCATCCCATTCATCATCACCAGATTTGTCATCATCTGGAATATAACTAAGTTTCATCTTTTTCATCCCATCAGAAGGACGTTCTACAGACGCCACACTCCGCTCCATGTTTTCGGTTGATGCCACATTCTTTTTTTTATTATCATGTCCATAAGCCTCCTTAATAGATGCAATCTCAGCTTCTCTAAAAGATTCTTCTCTCTTTTTACCGATGAAGTAGCCGATGACACCACCGACTACTACACCACCACAAAATATAATTGTTTGATTCATTCTGTCTCCTCCATACATCGTTCATTCCAGAGCCATATTAAATATAACTCATTAAAACACGTTAGTCCAAGCCCTCTCAGCTACAAGATTATTAATTGGACCACAGCAATTAATATCCATAAGGAGAACCTGCTTATAGATGTCTTCAGAACCAAGATGTGTAGGAATGAGGTTAACACGAATATCATCGTCCCCAACACCCTTTACAAGACCTACCTGATGTGACATAGCTATAGCCTTAGGACTAACTGACGGAAGAGCCCCAAATGTCTGCCAAATATCATACAAATAGATGTAACCATCTCTGTCATACTGTGCCTGGAGAATATTGAGGAAAGCGTCTATAGCTGCTGTGTTATAATCAGCATCTGAAGTCCAGAATCCACAATCATTAAGAATAACAGAATATGGAGAAGCTATATTATTAACACTGTCAATAACGTCAATCTTCTTCTCTTTCTTAGTGATTACTTCACCGGTTTCTGGATCAACAACACTCATCTCAAGATTCTTCTTAGTCTGCATGCCAGTCATATAACGCTGATCTGCTTCCTCACCCTGGTCGTCAATAACATTCTTACGATACTTATTGAATGCCTCACCCATACAAGTGAGCGCCAGAGATGTCTGAGTAAGTCTATCTGACATAATCTTATGACTTCCGCCTACAAGAGCAACACCAACGCCTGTAGCAAGAAGAGATGGCAAATATAATTTACTTATTCCAATTGCTGTCTTGAAGTATGTATATGTGAGATCCTTTCTATACAACTTCTCTGTATACTCGGCTGTTTCTCCTGTCTTTGTGTCAATTACATACTCGCCCTCTTCTTTGAGATCTTTTATGTGATCAATCTCTTCCTTGGCATCATCAATATGACTCTCAAGCTTTAAAGTCTGCACACAAGCAAACACACCTGCCCCTACAATAGTAGTAACACCTGCAATCATCATTACTTTAGGTGTCTTAGGTGCGTTCTTAAGCGCACTAGCTGATCTCATAACTTTGCTACCAAATTTACTCATTAATTTGTTCAATCTTCCTTACCTCCAATATATTCTAAATATTCTTTTTCTGTTGAAAACAAAATATAAGAGCCGAGTTCTTCAACCCAGCCCTTATAACCACTCTGAATCACATAACCATATGGCTCTTTATGACTCTCTTTCATCTAATTCCTCCTTTAGAAGCTCATTGTAACTTTTAAGTTCTTCATTCTCGCTAGTGAGCTTACAAGTTTTCCAAATATAAAAGCCTGCTCCTATGGCTATTCCAGCAGCAATTCCCTGCCATCTACCAACCTTTTTACCAAGGAAAGTTACCTGCTTGTCATAAACTTCCATTAAAGATAACAACTCTCCAGGAGATAGGCTAATTATTTCGCTCCTATGCTTACCATGAAATATCAATGGTATAAGCATGTTTTTAGCCTCTTCAGTCAGCGTTATTCTCATTATTCTTATCCTCCTCAATTTCTGCATGGAGACCTTCTATGAGTCTTCTCCACTCAGCCTCTCCATAATATAATTTGATCTTTTTGAATGTCATATCCATACCAATGACGAATCCAAATATAAAACTAACTATCATTGCTATGATCATCACTATTATTCCGCTCATGTTCTCGCTCTGCATGCTCATACCCAAGTACATATCCAGAGATGAAACCTACAAGAGCACCAAAGAATAGTACAAAAAATATAATTATGGTATGTAGCATATTATCCCCCTTTCTATCCTAAATGTTCAGCTTTTGGAAGTGAGATAGAATATCCATATCCACCATCGCCTCTAACACGAATGATTCGTGCATCTGACAGGTCAGTCCAACCGTACTTTGCCTCTGTGTAATCGTGGTCCCAACCAACCGCATCATACAAATCAGCAACAGTTGCCTGCTCATATGCATCAATTCTCTCATTTAACTCATCTAAGACCATTTCGGCTTCACCGCGAGTCTCTAAGAAAATATCATCGAAGTTAAGTGTTCGACGATTATGCATTCTCTCACGATCTCTGTCTCTATTGATACTATTACGTCCGGTTCCTCGGTCTATACTTGTTCGTTCACGAGCTCTATTTCTCCTACTTCTAGATATAGCAGGCGCATCAGCGTTATAAACCATACCATCTACAAAGTTATGACCCATATCAGCCAGAGTTTCTATTGCAGATGGGATGAGAATATCTTTTACAAGATGCTTTCCAACATCTTCTATATCACCCTGAATAAATGTCTCAGCAAATTTCTGACTTAAAGACTTTTTATGCTTCTTTGCCGTCCCAGATATAACTTTCTTAGGCTCTCTTACCTCAGTTATTTCCTCTTCCGGCTCTTCTCGTCTGCCCCTGGTCAATGCCATACCTGAATTGTTAGGAAATTCACTCATTGGCATCTACCTCCTCATCAATAAAATCATCATCAAAATCTTCATCTAAAAGATCATCTTCTGCCCATGCTGGAACTATAGCCTTCTTGAGTTCATCTGCTTTTCTCTGAATATAATTCTGCGCAGCTTCTCCTGCCATACCAGACAATACAGCCGTACCTATACCGATACAAATCTTATCTATTAATTTATTACCAGACTTAGTCGTTACCGTAGTGGCCACATTACCAATCAACGCAGACAATCCAAAGTCCGCTCCTAATCCAACAGCTCCTGTTATTACTCCAAATAATGACATATAATATCCTCCTTAATTTTATATGAGAAAAAAGAAGAGAGCATGTAAAGCTCTCCTCGGGTTAATGGGTTACATGACACTAATCTTATTCAGTGTCTACTATTTCTGCCTCACCCTCGATGAATTCATCTGCTGAAACAAGGTCTTCGTCTTTTTCAAGACAACCCTGAACCTCAGTACCGTCTGGTCTTGTCATAACCAGTAACGTCCCAACAGCAGCTCCTGCTCCTGCTACGAACGCACCAGCATATGGCGCAACCTTTTTGATACCGGTCCAGGCTTTCTTTCCAAAGCCTTTTACCTTTGATCCAAAAGATTCCTTCTTCTCAGGTTCAGTAGTCTTAGTAGACTTCTGATTCTGATTAGAATCGTTTCCATTTTCCTGATTCATGTTTTCCATGTTCTCTTTCTCTTTAACGTCTGCCATGTTTCAATCCTCCTAAAATATAATTTTGATCTAAAAATAACAATACGTTACCATTCTAACGATTGTATTTTTTACGACTTCCTATTTCTCATTCCAAGAATATAAAACCCATTTCTTTTCTCTAATTCTTTACGTTTATTAGTCTTCCTGCTTCTGATCTGATGCTTCTTTCTGCTCGCCATCTTTCTCCTCCTTATACTGAATAGGTACCATCATCACTTTAGTGATTGTGTCCATATTGAAAATATAAATGATGCCTTTAGCATCTGTAAGTGTCATCAGGTTAGACGCCTCATTCATCTGGCCTACATTCCTAAGCTTTACGTCATGGACTATCTCTACACCATCCTCATAGTGAATATAAACATCTACAATAGGCTCATACTTAGGTATTCCATCCTGATTATTAATTACTTTTTCTTCTGTTGACATTGACATCTTTCTTTTCTCCTTTTCCATACTTAAAATATCCATAAGCTGCTAACCCTAATCCTAAGAATAGAGCTATTTCAGCTTTTGGGTCCATGTGTTTGAGGCCATCAACGACAGCCTCAACACTCTTTACACCAAAATATCCATTAATACTCATATTCCTACCTCCAAATATAATTCAGATTCCTTTGATCCACCTATTTCACCAGTCTATTACTCTATAATCTCCCTCAGTACAAAGAGGGTCGTCATAAGACAGAATAGTAGCCGTCTCACCTGTTCCAAATACCTCGTTTGAAGGCGTTAGCTTAACGTTTAAGCCATCGTGCTCGTAACGCTCTTGAAAACCAAGATAATCACCGACAGACTGGTCCATAGGCCTTAAACCAAGCATTATAAGCCAGTTGTTAAATGGAGCCCAATCTGATCCTTTGAGCTCATAACAATTGAACTGCTTCTCACATTTACGAATATAATCCACAGATGTCCTAAATACCTGACCGGTTACTGACTCGATAAACAGCACATTGCCATATCCAAGGTCGGCTATTTCGTCTGGCTTAACATTTTTAGCCTTGTCTTTTGCAACCTCAGCCTCAACTTCCCTATCAGTATTCTCACCAAGCTTTTCTCTTACTTTCTTCTTATAAGAATCATATGCTTCTTTGGTGAACTCATATGCTGCTGTTGCTGTCTGGATTCTATCTGATGTTATTTTATGATTAGCAACAGTCATTGCTACTGTCGTACCAGCGCTTACCGCTACAGGCCAACAATCCTTAGCTACAACCTTAGCAATGTCTTTCTTGGTTACTTCCTCGCCTTTATCCTCCTTAAGCTTATCGAGGTCTTTCTTAGTCTTAAGTGTGGCCTTACTTGTGGTAAATATAATACAGCCAACACCTGCTACTGTTCCGATAGTTAAAAGAAGAGGCGAGTTCTTTCGAACAGCCCCTCCAATGCGTCTAGCTACTGACATAATGTCCCTCATGCTAAATATTCCTCCTTCTTCATCTTCTCTTTGGCTTCCTTAGCCTCACAAGCAAGCTGATAAGCCTTATCAACACAGCCGATTTTAACGTCTGCGTGCATCTCATCGAGCTTTGCTGCCAATGGTTTAGTTACTTTGTCCCACTCTTTGATGAGTAAGTTCTTTGAATAGCTGTCTACTGCCATACTACACCTCCATAAATTTAGAATATAATTTGTGGTCCTTATAGAACAGACGCACAAAACCTACTAGTTTCACAGGTCTCGTCTTGTCGGCCTTTGTTGACCTCTTGATACCGTACGAGTTCTTCTTATTACGGAATATCAATTGGTCATAACCTTCATTTACTGCCTTCTCATGTGCTGCCATTTTAGCTTCCTCTAAGCTCATAATACGCACCTCCTTATCGGTACAAATATCAACAGAGACAAAAAAGGAATTATGTGTAGGGCTCGAACCTACGACCCACTCATTTCTGAGTTGCTCTCCCAACTGAGCTAACATAATCCTTCTATTATAACCTATGTATTCTCTGCGAATTACATCTCATCTCTTACCTGACGCATTAGAATACAGATTTGGCCTGAACTAGTACAAGCTGCTATCTTTTCGGCCATTTTTCTGCGTTCGTTTGTTGAGTGAAGTACCCATAACCCCCACATAGCGTCAATTCCATATATCTTTTCAGATGCCAATGGGTCATCATTAGGAATATCAATACCGGCTGATCTAAGAGTTGCTTTCTTGTTCATATGACTGCAAGAGTTCTTTGACATACTATTTCCTCCTCATTGACTTCTTAAGAGCTTTAACAAGCGCTTTAGCCTGCTTTTTGTTCATGACAATAACTGGATCAATCTCTACGTCATTCATGTGTATAAGCATGCCTATACCTTCACCAACTATCTCTACTGGGTTATCGTCCATATAATTGGTATTCTCAGGATAAGTAGTCTTACCGAATATCAATCCGCAGTTCTGCCCTAATACGTACTTTCTACCTTCAAGCATTCTCTGCCTCCTTAAAATTCACTGGTCTGTGAGAGTTCTCATTGCTAGGATGAGTTATACATTCCTCACATGGGTCATCATGCTCCTGGAGTGGTCCATACTTACACTTCTTACACCACTCGTGAAAATATACTTCTTTATCATTCTTCGGTTCCTGCATCGTTAATTCCTCCTAAATTTTAATACATCACGAATATCATCCTTAATATTGTTACCTGTGAACGTTGGCGTATGCGAGATGTTTGTATAAAAGATCTCAGGAAAGTCCTCTTCTAATCTTTTTATTAACTCCTCAGCCTTACGTTCGAGAAATTTATCTAAAAGTGCTTCAAACCCGTTCATTTTTAACCTCCAAATCCTATATATCTTTATCACCGAAACACATAAAATATATTCTTGCTTCATATCTTGTCATTCATTAATCCCCATTCCCAAGTTCACGATAATACTCACAAAGCTCTTTAAACTCCTTATCAGTCAACCCAAAAACTTCAAAGTAAGCATAGCCATAGCAAATATCAATCATAAGACCGTTATTGATATAGATAGTCTCCATTGGGTCACCTACAAAGTTTCTGGTATTAAATAACCCGCAACAAGCATCACTATAATGCTCCTTAATTATCTTTTTTGCTTTTTCTAAATTATCCATATTTATTTCCTTTACTTCTTCTTTATTCCATATAGTTTCATCTGGGTAAGTAATTCCAAGTAATTCCCCCACAGTAGCGCCTTTATTTAAAGCAGCATTTAATAATATTTCTTTATAATTTTCCAAGCTGTTTCCCCCTTACCATGCAGTTGCCACATCTAATTGATATGGGTTAGAATAAATAAAGGTACCAGTATCACAAACGATACCAGTACCTTTTGACGTAGCTATTAATGACCCTCTTGGACGAATATCAAGAGCTGCAGCAACCATAACATATGGTCCAAGCATCTTGACTCCATCCTGACGTACCCAATACGGGTAGTCGTCCTCAGAATATCCAATAGACCGCATAATTCCAACCACTCCACTCATATTGAGGTTGTAGTAGGTTTCCTTGCCCGACGGTCCATTGAATACTCCTGCAGACTGTGTTAACCCTCCTTTCGGTATAAATATAATAGGGTTCGACTCCCTCCACTCAACGTACTCTTGAACCTTTAATTCCTCCATAATAGCAGAGGAAGGAGTTGAGAGGTTCTGAACGTCCTGATACTTCAAAACGTCCTCAACCATCCCATAATTGTAAATATAAATTGTCGTTGGTTCACTTGTTGTCTCTACTGGATGTACATAAAGCATTGATAGCATAAATATAATTACCCCCAATGCTGCTACTATCTTTTGCATATTATGCCTCCATTACATACTCAATAGGCTTAACCTTAAACCTCCCATTCATTAGATCTACTTTATGGATGGTGTGTCTATAAGGCTGGCTCATTTCTCCATTATGGTTAATATGTGGCAGAATTTCTACCGTAATGAACCTCTCATTTTCAAATATAATTTTTCCAAGGATTGGTAATTCCTCACTATCGCTCCATGGGTATTCATCAAGACCTTCTACAAATAGTCTGTACTCCTCTATTGTTGGGTCCCACGTCCACTTCCTATCTCTACTAAGCCAAAGGAAGTTGTATGCTGGAGTTAATTTGATCCTTCTCCAGTCACCGTTAGGATATATTTTCTCGAAGTTCCAAAAGTTACTCATTCTTTATCCTCCTCGCCTTCTGGCTTATAAGGCTCCGGTAAAGGCATCCAGGCTATTATGTTAAAACTGTTACGCCAAAAGTCATCCATAAATTCGTTATAGCCCTCACCGTCATACCAAAGTTGTTCAACGAACGAAATATCTCCGTGTTTCGTTGTTACTAAATAATGTCCTGGTTCTTTAGGTAAACCTTCACTTATTTGAATCCAACCGGTTTGATTAGTTAATTCTCTATCGTGCCCTTCTAATTTATCAAGCAATTCGTTAAGTTCTTCTTCAGTTATCTTATCTTCGTATCCAAGCTTCTTTAATTTTGTTTTTAAACTATTTGGCATCTGAATCACCTCCTAACACATACTTCTGATAAAGCTCCAGGATGCATAGGTCGTCGTACGCTTTAATGATTGAGAGTCTACACTTCTCCGCATCAAGCACTACATAAGCAAATATAATAGCGCGTTCCATCTCTGAAATGTCCGCGCCTCTTTCATTCATATCATCTATTAATTCTTGGCAATAACCAAACCATTTAGTTCTTAACGGACCTTTTGACCAGCCCTGAGAACTGAAGTATTGGTTATGTGCATTATAGATCTTACTTTTCTCGACAAAGTTCAGTTTTGTTAGATAGTTATAAAAGCCTTTACTATTCATTTTGCTCCTCCTTAATTTTTCAATATACTCACCATTAGATAACTTTTCAAAATTAATAGCATGAGTTATGTCTGTTGTATGCTTACATGCTGAATAACACACCTCACATTTTTGTCTATCACAAATATAAATCACATCGCTCATACACTATTCCTCCACTTCTATTTCTCGGATTTTAAAACTTATTTGAAAAACGTTCCAACAAGATTCAAAATCAGGATCATACCATCCTTTACTGTTCATTTTTTTCCTCCCTATAAGGTAAATCCATACACCATTTATTTAACGACTGCATCTTTTGCAATATGATCTTGTATTTTTCTTTTGGATGTGTAATTCCTTCACGTGGAAATAAATATCTTATACATCTATTATCGTCATCCATAGTCCAGCCTTTAGGAATTGTTTTTGGCTCACTTCCAAGTGTAAAAGCTATGTATCCCCCACACGAATCTCTATTAATGTGACCCGAACAGCAATATAATGTTTTGTAACCTTTTTCTATTAAAATTGTTATTGGAATGATCATGTTCTCATCCAGCTCAAAGCAAATACCATTGCATAAAATATCACTGCAGATCTTTTTTGCTTCTGTTTCGTAAATAGCCCCGCATTTCTTACACATGTAATATCCCATACTATTTGCCCCTCCTTAAAAAATATAAGGAGACCTGTAATAGATCTCCTTTGTTAATAGTTACTAATCTTCTAGGAATTTTTCTAAAAAGAGAATTCCTTGAAAAAATGCCAAGCTTTCGGGATCTTCTTTATACTCAGCCCTCTTAATTTCTGTTTTAGCCCAGTTAATCTGATCCCTAATAGCTTTGATCTTCTTCTCTAAATTATCCATTAGTTAAACCTCCTTAATTTTTATTAGTATCTATTATCACCTATATATAAATTACGAAAAGTCATAGGGCATGTGTAGGCTTACTCAACTAGTCGTCACTAGTCTTTCAGGCCACTTACACACGCCCTTTAACATTAAACAAATCCGCTCATAATAGATCTCCCTTCTATAATGGTGCGGCCGTTAATAGTTTCCATACTAATAGTTGTATTTTTTGCGAAATTTAAAAGGAGCGTTTTACGTCCGCTCCTAACGACGTAGAACCTACTACCTCCTTTTATGCTTTTGATAATTTACAAATGCACCTTCATCTTCAAATTTCTGAGCAATTTCTTGATACTTTAAATCACCGATGACTTTAATTCCGCTAGTTATAGCCGCTCCTATTGCCCCAGCTATAACTGTTCCCCAGAATACGAGTTTGTTCTTCTGCTTCTCAACACAAAGCTTCTGAGCTTCTCGCCACTCTAAAGAATCAGCTTCTAGCTTAAGTTTATAAGCTTCGGCGTATTCTCTGGCTTCTTTGCCATCCTCGGCTTCCCTGATTCGATCATCAAGTATGTCCAATGTCTCTTCTAAGATTTCGAGTTCTTCATTTTCCATAATTATCCACCTCCATAATTTGTATGGTCAATTAGTTCCACTCTAACGGTTGTATTTGTTGCGAATCACGTCTGAGCAAGTTCCCATTTATCGCAATACACTCGTTTGCTCCATCGGTTCTTAACTAGCAAAATATCTTTGTGATCTTCTTTGTTTTGGTACATAATGTAAACGGGATAATGCTCACCGGTTTCGTTGTTAATAAAAATGAAGGGGACGTATTTACCCTTCTTTTTAAGCCTATGAACTAAGTTCTTAGACGTAACCTGGATGTACCAGTGATTTAGCGGATCATACATATTTACACATCCTTTCTATCAATAACCTTAATATCCCCATCCGGTTCAATTGCAACCGGATCACAACTAGTGTCTTCTTTTGCGCATAAAATAAAAAAATCAGGACCAGTGTATAAAACACTAGTCCCGGTTCTGTAACGATCTACTATTTCCCTATCGAGTCAATCCATGATGCAAGTTTTTTACTATCGCCATATCCAACGCCCATTGCGAACACCCAACAAAATAAACTTGTTAAAGCTGTCCAAATAAACATTACTCCGCCTAAAAAGGCTCCGATAATTCCTAAAAACTTTTTCATTTTAAATTCCTCGCTTTCCATAAAAATATCATTTAGTTACCATTCTAACGATTGTATAAATTGCGAGGAAAAAACTAAGAGCCTGTGTTTCCACAGACTCAAAGTTTTGGTTTACTCACCATCTTGTGCGTATTGGCATGCAATGATGTAAGTTATAACCTCGCCCACTGTCAAAAGTAAACTAATACCGAATAGAGCTGTTGATTTTTTATGAATGATGTCTTTCATTCTTTTACACCTCCTTTCGCTATTAGAAATATTGCCACTATGGCTAGGATACAAAATATCTCCATTTGCATTCCTCCTCTCATAAATGTTTCCAATAGTTACCATTCTAACGATTGTATAAATTGCGAATAAAAAAGCCCGTGTTTCCACGAGCCTCTTTAAGATTAATTTTTCTTTTTAAATATCATACTTATTACTTTTACAGCTATTGTTATGTCTGCTGCAATTAGCAGCACACCTATAAATGCACCTCCAAATATAGAGATGATTACAGCTGCTACTAAAAGCAGTATCATTAACAATATCAATAGTATTAATAATGTTACCATTTTAAGTTCCTCCTTTTCTTTAATCTCATTAAAACAGTTGTATAAAATGCGAAAAAGAAAAGACTATGCGGATTGCATAGCCCGTAATATCTGTTTAAAGAACCTCATTAACGATGCCCTTAAATGGTACATAACTAATAGTTCTTACTGTCTCATCTTCATGTGACCACTCACAATAACCAATTTCATAGGTTACAATACCTACTTTACTGATTCTTGTCCAAGTTCCACAATCATGATCAGCAGATCTATAATCCTCTAACCATTCTTCTGCATAGTTACGTGCTTCTTTAGCACAATAATTACGATACATATCAATACCGCATACTCCAAGAATTACAACAACAGTTACAATAATAGAAATCATTATTTTCTTCATAGTAATATCCTCCTAATAATTTTAATATTGTTTTTAATCTTTCTATTATATAATCTGTAAATTTTGCGAGTTTAAACCGATTTATCCAAAACCCAAAAGAACTTATGGTATGCATTATAGTATTCCTCCCTTGTACAGATGAGAGAATATCTAGCTTGAATTACTTGCCATCCAGCCCCGGTAGTAACGGCATTCTTAATAGGTTCACGAAGATTTAATTCTATTGCTTTTAATGCGTTATCTATTGCTTTCATTTTTACGCCTAATAAAGAACGTTTAAGCACTGCATCTGAAACCGGATCATAAACGTTTGGATCGTCGACTTTGTCATTTGAAATATTCATAGCATTTAAACATAGACCTAAATCGTAGTATTGAACAGCCCAATCATTATACTGCAAACACCGGTACTTCAGTTCATAATACCTGTACTTTGGAATATAATACGGGTTCTTCTTACTTAATACTCCTTTTGTTGATTCTCTTGCCATTTGTTAATCCTCCTTTTAAAAAAATAAGAGCCCTGTTTAGAGCTCTTAATTGTGATAATAAATATTATCAATTTTTTCCAATGCTTTTGCTATTTTACTATTTGGGTGTTTGTCAACATACCAGGCTATAAAACCTAATATACCAACAATCACACAAACTATAATCATAGCTATTAATGTTGTTAAAAATATCATAATCTATCACCTCCTATATAAAAGGATGTAATTATTGCGTTATGTTAACTAAAAAAGAAGGAGCCTGTTATTTAGACTCCTTTTTCTCTGCCTGCTCTTTTTTGTATTTTTTAATGTTCTCGCCAAATATCAATTTGTCGAATAACTTCCAAAATCCTATAAGAGCAATTGCAGATAAAATTTGAAATATAGTTAATAACATATTTGCAATCCTCCTTTTTAAAAGTTTTTAATCTTTTCATTATAAGAGGTGTATATTTTACGAAAAAATAGGGACCAGTGTATAAACACCAGTCCTAGAAAATATCAATATTCGATTTCTCTAAAGTAATCACATATTTTTAGGTATGGCTTTGCAACTTTACTTTTTGTGTAAAACCATTCTTCTGCATCTATTTTATCAAATCCATCCCAATCTTTAGCAATATATGTTCTTGCCTCAATTAGTAATGGACCTATAAATATTAGATACATAATTGGCCTTACAATACATTTAGTAATAAAATTACAAATATCAAACCATAAATACATAAATGTTTCCATTTTTAACCTCCTTATTAATATTTTCATACTAACGCTTGTATATTTTACGCACAAAAATAGGACCAGTGTATAAAACACCAGTCCTATATCCTGTTAAAAAGTATTAACTAGTCTAAATTTTTTGTCTTCATACATTGTGTCTCCAAAAAAGTCAATTTTATCTAAAATATCATTAACACCTCTATTATAGAGATATTTGATCATTTCAAATATTTCATCGCTTTCGGTTACAATAATGTTGTTTTCATAAACTTTAAACATATTAAATTCCTCCTTTTAATCTTTCTATTATATAGATTGTAAAATATGCGAATTAAAAAGAAAAGGACCTGTATAAAATACAGATCCAATCCTTTTGGAATTTTATTTTCCTAATTCCATCATCATTCGGTCAATTTCATTTACAGAAGTTATATAAGCTTTTTTCCATTTTCCGACTTCCTTATACATGAAAAGAACATCTTCGCTTTCATCGTCCTCGGTATCAACAAATATCAAAAATGTTGACGTTCCACAAGCCGTATGAAATTCTTTGTCCATAATTCCACGTTCTTTAGCTTCGGTTTTCCAAGCTTTTAATAATTCTCTAATGGTCATAAATAGTTACCTCCTTAAATGTAATTAAACTATAAATTCCATTAAAAAGGCTGTATTTATTGCGAATCTACCGAGTACTCTCCTTTCTGATTACTTTTGTGATTACTCTGTGAACTAGACGTCCGAGACATCCTTATTTCAGTCGTTTTTAAAGCTAATAACGGGAATCGAATCCAACCAAATTCTTTGTTACCCGCTTAAATACTAGTCCCACTAATTAAAAATGTGATTACCTGTGATTACCTCCAGGTCAAAATATAATAGAGGAATTAATCTGCTTCCTCTTATGGTTATCGTTTCTATTAGCAAAGTAATAGTATTTCCTAGTTGTAGAAATATCAGTGTGGCCCATCTGAGACATTATTAGACTATCCTCTACATTATTATCAATTAGCGTCGTCCCATAAGTCCTTCTAATCTTGTGCATAGTCCTTTCAGGTATTCCACACTCTCTACATGCCTTCTTTAAATAGTTATTGAAGCATGTTTTGTAAATCCTCTTCCCATTTACTGCAAATATAAAGTCAGAATCTCTATTTTGGAACTTTATAGCTGTGAGAAGACTAACTGCTCCCTTTGGAAGATAGACATACCGGTTACCCATCTCAGTTTTAGTGTACTCAACTACCTCATGGACCTGCCTGCCAGATTCTTCAGACTTGTACACTATCTCCTGACGTTGGACATGCAAAATATCATTGGTAATGTCTGAGAACTTCAAAGCTGCTAACTCTCCACATCTAACCCCAGACTCAAATGCAAATATCAAGCCCATATTGCCTATTGTATTATGTGATCTGAGATAGTCTAGTAGTAATGGTACCTCATCCTCATTAAAGACCGCGTTCTCAAGACTAATGTGATTTGGTCTGAATACTCGTTTTGAAATATCAATGTCCTGGAAGAACGAAGAGATGCTTATAGTGGTCATATGCATCCTTTTAGCGTACTTAAACGTCCCTATAATGATAGTACGAAGGTTAGAATACATCTTCTGAGTAAGATTGAACTTGCTAATCGTCTCCCTAATGAAAACATCAATGTCGTCCTCAGTAATAGTCCTAATCTTGAGATAGGCCAAAGTAGCATCTGAGAAATATCTATTAAAGTCATTAACGTATCGGTCATAAGTGCTTCTGCAGATCTCTCCAGTCTTGTACTTCCTATCTAACCAAATATAAAAGAGCTCGTTAAATGACGGGTTTTCTTCTATATTAAAGTAGTACTCACAGATAGCATCCTCTAAATCCCTAAGACTCGTACGTTTGATTAGCTTCCTATCTCCAACATAGGTATACCATTTCTTGTTCTTACCTTGCCATATTTTGTTGTTGTGTTTTTCTAAATATAATTGTTTCTCCCTCATATTTATTAATTTTTCGATAGATTCGAGAGATATTATACCATAATCTTCACACATTGCAACTCACCTCCATTTCGTCATGCTATCAATGTAGCACATAAAATGGTCGTCCGCGTACGAAAAAAGAAAAGCTGTGTAAAATTACACGGCTAATCTTTTTGAATATTATCCGATACTTAGACCCTTTCCGTCTTTAAAAATACAAGCTACTAGAATCCCGAATGAATCCTTATCCGTGGCTCTTACAATATAGCCCGCGTGTGAAAGTTCTGCTCTGGTTTTGATATTGAATTGATCGCCTACAAATAGTTCTTCCCAAAGTCGGTCCATCAATTCTCCTCCAGCTTCATCTTCACAATCGAGCCAATATACATCGCCCTCTTCTGGATATTGTTTTCCTTCATGATTCTCAAAATAGTTGTTCAACATTTCTACAAGTGTCATAATTATTTCTCCTTTCATTTTAATATTCTATTAACAGCTCTGTATAAATTGCGAAAAAATAACGATTGTAAAAAGTAATGGAACCTGTTTTTAATATAGTTCCAATAAATTCATTAATTAGTTACTCATTTGTTCTCTTAATATTCTTCTAGCTTCTGTTTCAGTAATTGGTTCATCACTAAATACTGTTCTTACATATCCTTCAAATATAATATTCCAAATTTTTTTCTTCATAATGTTCACCTTTTCCTTTCATAAAAGGTTCCAATACTTTCTATTATGAAGTCTGTAAAAAATGCGAGTTATGTAAACTAATAAAAAGAGAAAAAAAATAAAAGATTGTAGAATGTGCGTCCCCAGCCGACTAACCTAATCCAACGTTTCAGTTAATCGACTGGGATCTTCACCCATTCTTAGTCTTCGTCAGTAAAATCGTCCTCATGAAATTCATCTATAGCGTCCTTATAGATCCTCCTTTCTTCAATTTTTTCTTTAATTAGGTCTTTAAGTTCTATTAATTTATTCATAAGTTATATCCTCCTTTCTAATATACCGCATGTAAATCTTGCGATACCACCTTAACCCCTCCCACTTCGGCAGGGAAATGAGAGGGTACGAAAGGAGGTATAGAATATGAAAAACACCCGTACGAGGGACTGGTTATACGGATGTTTAAAGCAAATATAAATTAGGTTGTAGGTTCAAGTATTTTAATATGCTGTATAGTTCCATATAATTTCTGACTATCAATTTCTACGCCAGACAATGGTGTACTGAATAATATAGCTCTTCCTCCACCCTGAGTATTTACAACTGTATAATCAGTATATAAAGCACCCATGTAATTAACCACAATCGGCTTATCTGCAATCACGTAAGTCATAATATCACTATAAGACTTATCCAGATATACCAAGGTACCAACATCCTGATCACTACTACTGTCTGTAAAGTTAAATGTCTCATACCACCACGATGCAACATTGCTAAAATCGTCAGATGATTGTGATGAGACATTTATTACTAAAATATCATCAAATTTAGCCGCAGCAAGAGCCGCTTTAAGTGATGTGTTAGTGCCGTCCCAAGTGTTTGGTTTCTGGCTCTGATTCTGAGAATATAATTCCACATCATCTGGAGTTAATTCCGCATGATAGTCCGTATTAGTCGTCTCATCTTTTGCTGTTGCAGCATATACACCGGGATTCGTCATGGTTTTAGTTGCAACATTATAACCCAAGTCTCCAACTTTTTTTGCACCGGCAGTCTCCTCGAAATCGCCGTAGCTATTAGCCAGCAAAAGATTAAATATCCCTGTATCAACTGGAGTCTGTTTTACTTTTCTATCTGTTTCGGTAATATTAGCTACTTTATCAGTAACAACAGATGAACCATTAACCTTTACGTCAGTTACTCCAGCACTACCGCCGCCTCCACCATTCTCACGAATAGCATCAGCAATATCTTTAAGATACTTGGCTTCATCATTACCTGATACTCCAGCCATAGATCTTTCTTTTCCTTTTATTGCGTCACGAATATCACGCAAGTATGTCTGTTTACTTTCCATTTAGTTTCTCCTTTAACATTTAAATGCAAATCCCGATAGTTTAATTGGCAACTGAACCGTAGGAGTTCCACTTGCTGTATCATAACCAAGACTAACTCCAGCATTGTGATACATGTTGAAATATAATTGGTTGTTAATACTATTTGATCCTATAGATACTATTCCGCTAAAGTGCAGAGTATTAACAACTCCTGGGATAAGTAGCTTAGTGTCTTCAAATATACTAGAACGTCCAATATTAGACATTTCACCTTGATTACTATATAAGACCTTATCCACATTAGTTGGATCTCCGTCACTATACGGTGATAATATCAATCTCGCGTACGAGCCAGCTGCAATATTAGCCGGTACCTCGAATGACAATCCTACGTCAATATAATAAACACTGTCCGTATCAAGTTGCCAATAAGATGGATGATATGATCCGCCACCAGCATAAGTGTTAAGTGTTCTCCAAGCACCACTCTCAATATGAACATTATTCTTAAATGCTTCATTAAGATTGGTTGCTAAGTGGTTATACTGGCTCGTAGCCTCTATCGTATAAGATCTGACATTATTAGCATCTATAGACTTAGATATCTGAATGCCCGTACCTGCTACTAACTGCTGGAATTTGTCAATGTCCGAAATATCAAGAGCATAAGTAGTTACTCCATCTGTTGTTGACTTATTAACACTGAATCCTCCAGTTTTAGCACTAGAAATATCAATGCAATTTCCAACATTAAGTTCAGACGCTTTACCATAAAGTCTAAGGTAGTTCTGCCCTTGTAATGCTTCATACTCAGCATGAATACCATTACCTAATAATATAAAGTTATCATGCTCTGTATTATTCCAAGAATTCATTCCAACGCCGTCATCAACATTACCGCCGAATATTACCGGAGCAGTAGCCTTGTCCCATACATATTCTGAATTCTTATAGACGGCACGTAATGACTTACCAAGGTCATTGCTTGCGAGGTCTGGTAGATCTGATCCACCACCTCCACCACCGCTTCCAACGTAATCTCCTAACGTATAAGGATCATCAGCATAAGCATCTATACCAAATGTTATGCTATCACCAACTGCTGGCCTAGTACTTGATCCTGGAATGTAAGGGGCTCTAACTGAATATGCAGCGTATCTGATTAGTTCATTACCACCATAATATCCATCGTTCTTATACAAACCTTCCCATTCAGTAATACCTGTTCTAGCATGATGCCAATCCCAAAGTCTCTTCTTTTTAGTTGGTGCTATCTGTGCAAATGAGTGGTCAGTTGTAATAAGTGTCGATACGAACTGCTCAACATTTATTCCAAATGCTATTGTCATAGCTACACTCTCAGCAGCATCATCGGAGTCATAAACTAATACATGAGGATCTGTAAAATCCGGAGTTCTAAGGCTTGATGGGAAATTCATGGTATCATCGAGATAATTGAAATATACTGCGGCTTCTTCCACCGCCGTTGCATTCATCTCAAGACCAATTACAGCACCATCATAAGAATGCGTTGGTCTAAGTTCATCAAAAAATAAAGGACAAAGACTGTCCCCACCTTTTGTTAGTGTATCTCCATCCCAATATGAGAAATTATAGTTATAGCTTCCATTAGGACCATTTCCATTACCTTTAGAAAATATCCACCATTCTGTACCTTCAGAGTCTATAATATGATGGCAAATAGGATCTACTCCACCATATCCGCTACCATAACTTGCATAATAAATATCCCAAAGCTGTATATGAATAGAAATATCACTTTGGCTCTCATAGAAAGTTTCTGATATTGAGTTATTTATTGCTTTTGCTATAGAATATCTATTTGTCTTTCTTATATCTTCTTCAATCGGACCATCAAAATCACATGTATAATTGCTAAATAAATTAGCAAAGTTATAGGTTCTAGACATTTTAAGTCCGACTTGAGAAAGTGAGAAGTCGTATTTAGATATTAATTCTGATGTCATTACCCCTCTTACATCATCTATTGCACTACTAATTCTGATTGGTTCAGATGTAGATTTTGTGAAGTATTCAATAACTCCTTCTGGGTGTTCAAGAGATTTGTCTAGGTATTCCGTTTGGGGAATATCAACAGAACCGATATTATTATAGTCTTCTGATACAACTGTATCTAGCCTATCAGAATATAGCATGTATAAAACTGGAACTTTTGTTTCTAATATCTCTGCATGTATGCCCGATGAACCAGGAACACCAGTATAATTTGTTAATGACTCGAAGCCCGAAGCAAGAACAAATGGGAAGTTTTGACCTATTTCACTTAAATAGCTATTATTGGTAACCTTAAATCCAAAAGTTTTTTCGGAGGTTTTCCAATGTATTGTAACACTTCCGTCATTAACATAATCGATATCCTCAATATCTAAAACATTAACGCTAACATTACTATTTCTAGAATCTGAAAATATCCAGTCACCATCACCGGCGGTATGAACATACTCACTAAAGAATTTATCTGGGAAGTTATGGATCTGCCATGCTGTATAATCCAGAGCTCTAAAACCTTGTGAGCTGCTTGTTCCATCTTCTCCAGTAATATTGGACTTATCTTCGATATAGCTTCCGACAGAGCCATCTGGGAATTCTATGGTTGTAAATCCCCCTCCACCTCCTCCATCACCACCGCCATAGCCCATGATGGACTCGATAGTGATGAGGTTCAAATGTATACCATCTTCAGAGTATGGGACCATTCCCTTAGGCGATGGGGTTTGATCTTCAGGTAAACCACCTATAAGCATGGTCTATTACCTCCTTTTATTTCTTTACCATCGCAATCGATGATATATGGAGCGTCCGAGATATGGTCTAAATCGGTTGCCCCAGCAAAAAAGGCTATCCCGTCTCTTCCCACTATACCACTGTAGACAGTCTTTGGCTGTACATCAGCAGAATCTAAAATATCATTTAGGATTGCGTCAAAGTCCTCGTACACATCCTCTGAGAAGAGCGAAATAGCCTTGTAGTTATCGTTTCTATCTATGTTGTAATCCACCGGTATAGGAATATAACTCACATACCAAGTGTAGTTACCGTGTTGTTTAACAGAGTATGCAGTTTGATCTTCATAATAGAAGTCGTCCTCAGCATTATGTGTATAGCCCCACTTAGGACCGTATCTACTGGTAGAGAGGATAAATATAATTCTATCTTCTTTACCGCATTCTCGTTTCCATTTAACCAGCGTTATTAATGCTGGTGAATCGTACATCTTACAAAAGTATATACGTTTCCCACTACTAAGATACGAGAACTTGATCTCAGTATCAAAGTAGAGGGGATCGTTGTTCGTATACCACTTTGTTTTGGATGGTTGGGAAAATATAATTTCATTCATAGGATTCACCTATTTCTTAATTACTTTAGCCATAGCGAGGGACTTCGGGCCAAACTCTCCATCGACAGTCAGGCCAGTACGCTTCTGGAAGTCTTTTATGGCGTTAACAGTGTACTTACCAGCTATACCATCAACTACAAGACTATATGTTCCGAACCAATTTAAATATCTTTGTAAGTTGATGACCTGGGTGCCTTTAGAGCCGTTCTTAATGATCGGTGGTATCTTCGGGAATGTTCCTCCATAGGCTTTAGCTGGTGAGACAATCGGTTTGAATGTAGAAGTGGTTTCATCTGAGTAAGCAGGGCGTCCGTAGCCATCAATTCTACTATAACTCAGAGAATATCTTTTTTCACAAACTGCTCCACCATTAGGTATCACAGTCGAACCATTAGAAGTATTACCTTCTATAGTATATACATAGCTGCCTTCCACCTTTGTAACGATTCCAGTATGGCAGATGACCGTGTTATTATGGAAAAATATCACGTCGCCTGCCTTTGGATTGGTCTTATAGTAACGTCCCATGCTCTTGAAATACTGAGCGGAAGTTGGTGTGTAAGCTGACCATCCACCGAGAAGCTTCTTAGCAACATTCTTACCGAAAGCCATATAGAAGCACCAGTCAACGAAAATATCACACCAAGCCACACCGTTAGCGTAAGGCCCACCAACCCAATTAAGCAGGTCACGTGAGTATTTGGTATAGTTATTAGATCCGGCATTAGCCGTCTTACCATCAAGATTGGCGTTAGAACGTTTCTCCAAATATCCAATCTCATTCTTAGCAATGGCTATAAGCTGGTTAGCTGTATATGTTGCCATAAGTTAACCTCCTTATTCATCAGCAGGGATTGTTGCATTCTCATAAGTATCTGTGTCTGAGAGATCTATTGTTGAATTAATAAATGATTCATAGTTATTATTCAGATCACAAATCTTATAGAACTTTATTCTTTGCATTGGGTATCCTTTTCCACCAGTAGGAATTATATCAACAATATTACCAGTCTTTAATGGAAAATATATAGCATTTAAATGATTATCAATTCCGGAATTAGACAAAGCCGATAAACCCGTTATAGAATGAGCTGAATTAGAACCAATAAATAATACATTATATAAAGTGTTTCCATCATAAGTTTCATGTATTGAGATTATTGAATTTGGCCCACTTCCCGAAGACTGCTGATTTTCTACAAATGGAACAATAGCAGCAAGAAAATCTTTTTTAACTTCAAAATATCCAGAACGATATCCATTTTCTGGTTGATGATACTCAAGGTACTCTTCCCCATTTGTATAGTTCTTAACTGCCATTGGAATGTAATTGTTGCTATCTTCCGTTTCAACACCATCGTCCCACATTGACTGGTATGCATAAAGAAGATACTCTGAGACAGTTTCATTAACAATAGGAGTAGGTGTACTTCCACCATTTCCCATACATCTATAATATGCCATTAGCTTATCCTCACTTTCACGCTCATATCACTCTCTTGTTCTTCAAAAGTAAGAACAATCTGTCCAGTAGTAACTTCTACATCTGTAGGGCTGACACCAAAAGCATCAGTAAAGAAATCATAGGTTGCTGTAGTAGTAATAGCATTATCTTGTATTGTTAATTCAGTTTCTCCAGCTTCAAGAGTATCTATAATCTCTAATCCACCTACAGAATATATTGTTGAGCCTACTTGAAGTTTATTAAGATTTGCTGTAGCTGTTCCAGAAGGGTTTGCCTCAACGTCAGAGCCACCGTCAGGAGCATAAAGTGCCCCATCTTCACCGTTGATGGAGTAGTCTGCGATCTTTGTTCCTGAAGATAATGTGGGTGTGATGAGTACAGTTGAGCCACCCCCGCCACCTTCTTTTAGGAGAGCTTCAACACGACTCATTGGCCGTATATCTTCACCTCTTAACTCAGCTTCAACTCTACTCATTGGGTTAACCGGCTGCTCAATATTAGAATTAGTTTCTCCCATTTTGAAATTCTCCTTTTAATAAACTGCTAATCCATTCTCATCGCCAACATCGGCGTCCTCAGGATCAGTCGTAAGTAAATATCCACCGTATCCATCTTCCAGATAAACAGATGGAGTGTATTCCTGTATAATACCATGTGGATGTAGTTTAGCCACATTATTAATGAATGACTTCTTGATCTTAGGATATCCAAGAGTTATCTCCTGAAGCTCATCATTAAGACAATCGTACTTAATAGCCGTTACTCTCTCCTCGAGATCGAGGTTATGAACAGATGAGTACACCTGTACAGAGTCTCCAAGCTTCACGTCATTCAAATATCCATACTGTTCATAACCTTCAGCATGTATAAGTGACTGTATATCTATAGTAACTGAGATTGCCGCATTAGTAAGAGCCTTAAGGTCGGCCTTAGCGTGGTTGGTTAAGTCTTCACGAAAAGCACTCCATAGAACATTATGTCTCTCAACAATTTCTGTAGCAACAGCGTCAATAGCAGCTTTCTTAATCCAGCTCTTAACACCGTCACGATCTAAGTCTGGAGAAGCATCGCCATCTGTTTCAGTTGCTGTGCTATTACCAGACGTACTAGTACCGCCGCCAACACCTTCTCTATTCCAGTCAATACTAAGCTGCTTGGTCTTTTCACCATCCTGTGTCTTAGCAGGATCATTCTCATCATAGTCATCGGTTGACTTGTCTAAATATCCATCTGCTTTTAAGAAGAACCACTTACCGTCTATCTTAATCCACTGGCATTTAAGCTTAGTACCGGCGTCATCACCATAGAACCAGCCCGTACCATCCTTATGCCAAGAGAAAGTTGCTTTAGAAAGGTAAGGTCCAATCATCTCACCGCCAGCTTCAAACTTGTACCAGGCTTTCTTTTCTGATACATACATATACTGGCCAGCTGCAGGATATCTTTTACCGTCTTTGGATTTGTAGTACGTGTGTACAGTACCGTTTTCGTCTTTTGTTTCTGAAAATATCCATTCAATCTTGTCAATAGTTTGACGATTATTGTTTGGAGAAAGCTGATAATGCTCTGTAGCAGACCTCTCAATCCACCAGCCCGGTTTCTCCATTATCTTGGTATGGTCATTAGGATCACCGAACTTATAATTCTTTTCTTTCTCTTTACTTTTTACTCTTTTGATTGTTGTGAGGTTATCTTCAGTAACTTCCTGCCATGTAAATGTATGCATTTCTATTGCATTCTCTGAATCGTCTTCAAACCATTCGTACGTATCATAATCAAACAGCTCGCCAATCGCTCTGCCATTCTCATCAAACCAAATCCAATAATTATCAATATTCCACATCGCGTTCTCTACACGATCACCATGATAAGATCTAGCTGCCTTTGATGGGTCTACAGCGTTCTTATTACCATAATACCTATAGTCTCCAGAAGTATGCCAATACCACTTAGCTCGTACTGTCTTCTGACACCAAGCCATACCTTTCTCAATAGCATCAGAATATAATTCTATTTCCTCTGGTGCAAAAGTCGTTTCAGCAAGCTTTGTATTCTCTACATAATGGTTAGCATTGCCGACAGCTTCATTAATAAGGTACTTTTTAGCATCTTCCCAAGAATATAAAATGTAACCGTAAGGAAGTTTCTTTCTAAGACTTCTCTGATTAACACCACCAAAACCAGAAGCATTTCTTGGATCTATATAGGTAACGTTTGGAAGATTTTTAGTACTTGGCATACGGCTATCAGGCATTCCGCTGCCCTTTCTAGCACGGTCAAAGTAATCAGCAGTAACGTCCTTTACAGTATTTTTAATCTGTGTTTTGGCTGCTTTTGTAGCCTTCTCGGTTTTAGTCTTCTTTCTATAACCATCATACTCTTTATCGTACTCTTTAACTAAATATACATCGTCGTACTTAATAACTTTGGCATGAACGAATGGGTGATTTCTAAGCGCAACACTATCATCACTTATTACATCGTTTCCACCACCTCTGGTACCGCCTTCGAACCAATACCTAGCCTTTCTTCTAGCCCAACGATACTCCGGTCCAACCATAGAATATCCTTCTGCTGAAAGAGGTTCGATACGAGTTATTAAGTCCCAAGTATTCTTAGTTATAGACATTCCAGTAATGTTTCCAGAATAATATAAAGTACGAAGTTTTGGGTTATTATTACCAATTTGAGTATTTATTATATAGTCGTAATTATCATAGACTACCTCACCTCCAAACATATTGAGGAAAGAAGCGTCCTGATCACCAACTAATATCTCCTGAAGATTTGTTTCTTCACCATAAACACACGCCTTGGTTGAATCAATATTAGTTCTTATTCTGTATTTGTTTCTTTGTAAATTGTTAAGTAGAGTAGCAAGATCTTTTGCAGTATAGCCTTCTAAGTCATCGCCACTAAAATCGCATGACAGAATTGGCACTTCAAAAGCGGCCTCAAATGCTACTGGATAAGCTGTAGCCTGAATATCATTGAGACCGTACTCGATATCGAATACTCTGAAGTACTGAATCTGATTAACCTGCTCCCTAGCAATCTGTAAATCTATTCCAAGTACACAACCTTCCTGCAGATAAGAATATCTATGATCCTCATCATAAGGCTGTGTCAAATCAACATACCAAGATCCATTAAGTTCTACATTCAGAATACACTCTGATGGCTGTAATATCATTGAACCATTGTGATGGAACTTGGAAATGAATAGCTTCTTTATGTAGCTATTGTAACTATTATTGTTGTTATTATTTTCAAAGGTATCCCTATCTATTACAAAATATACAGACTCGTCAGTTTCCACTTCTACTTTTGAGAAGTTTAACTGGAATAAAGCAGAATATCTTTTACTACGCTGTGGTTCGGTATTCATCCACTCGTTCATTTCATGTAAAAGATCACTATTAACCCTATTCGCAGTTGTCTCGTCTGAATACTTAACCCTCATTGGGTCTGCTGTTACTACTATCTCTGCTGTTTTGCCAGAGCCATAATCACCGTTATTTACCTTACCAACATAAGTTGTTATCAGTTGCCGATACTTAGTCATAAATATCCCATAATCAGTAGGATCATCCATATGACTAGGATGTGTTTCATTATACTCTATATATGTTGAATCATACTCATGCCCAAGTCTATGATTAATCTCAATACAAGGTGTTGTCTCAGTCCAAAATGTAATCATTTGACTTGCTGAAGGTATGTTATCAAACCCTGACAATTTATTATATATGCTATGATAGTAATTAAGAAACCTTTGATGCCTAAATATACCGATTTCTCTTCTTAAAGCTTGAATGTGGCCAAACTTTGTTGTTACGTCTGATGGGTGATTATTACTACTCCAATGAGGATCTACCTTTTTAGCGGTACTAGTTCCACCACCAATATCAGCTTGGGCCTCAGCCACATTGTATTCATCAATTATTTCATTAAGGTATTCATAATTAGCTTCTTGAAAGAAAGCTATTATGTCTGCATAATAATAAGTATTATTGTTAATCCCAGATGAATTACCAGAATTATTTTCATTAGTTTCTGGATCTGGTATAGTATCTACATAATCCGACGCAGCTAAAATATAACAGCAAGGATTATCGTTAGCGTCCAATGTATTATGTATTTCAGTAAGTAACTCATTTATCTTATTACGGCGTCTATTACGTATCTCGGCCGTTTCTCCTCTAATAAAGAACCAAGTAAGCCAGTGATTTTCGTACATGCAAAAGTTCTTAGTCGTACGATAGTCTTCAAAAGACTCAGGACTGTATACTCTAATCATACTATTACACCACTCCTTGGATAGATTACTATTGTATTAGATGAGTTGTTGTAAACCTTTATTGCATCCACACTTAAGTCTTTTTTGGGAAGTCTTAAGCCATCAATATTACCGGTTGTAAAACAAGCCGCGTTAAATATAAATGTTTGATTTGCATCCGTTTCATATACAAGTAATTTATTAGTATCAATTACCATTTTTGTTCCGCGATTACTAAAGGCCAATGACACCTCATTTGACCATACATCAGTACCGCTTTTGGAACCAGCCACTCTAATCTTACTATTATTAGCCGTAGCGTAGTCCATTGATACCATATAAACCGGATTACAAGGGTAATTTGCTACTAACGATGTTAAATTATAGTTTGAACCATTGTTTACTATAATACCCGTGTTGCCTGTGAAGTCAAATTTAAAAGGGAATACTTCCATTTTGATTTGCAGAACACAAGCTCTCTCATCAGCATCGTTTTCAGTAATTTCTGTTTTATAAATCTCAAAAAACCAAGACCAGGTACGACCTGGCTCCTTATAGCAGACTCTTTTTGCATATGCTAGTTTCGCTTTGACATAATCAACACGCTTTTCTACAGTGTTAAGGGCCTCAACATCGGCCAGTTCTTCAAAGGGCCAAGCATCAGCAACAAGAAGTTCAAATTGCAATACTGCATTAGTCCGACCTGCTATTAAGGAGTAAGGCTTTCCCATTCTCCCGGGAATTGAGAGTTGGTTGGCATCTATAGTGGAAGGTGTTATTGTCGGCCTCCCTCTAACTAAAGATACACGAGATAGAGCTTCCCAAGTTATAGCTTCTGGATTAGTATCACCCAGAATGTTTTCATACTGGGAAATGCGGACATCTATTTGGTTATACGACCATCCACTCATTATGCTCTACCTCCTTTTGCCATTATTATGGCACGTTCTTGTCTATCTATTTGATCAATGGTGTATGCTGCGGAAGTCTTCCTAAGCACCTTACCATCGACTGTTGTATTTGCATTGACGTTAAACTGAACCCTCTCAAAGTCTTTCGAGAAGTCCTTATTAGCCAATGCATTAACCTCTTTACTGAGTGCCTCAATCTGCTGAGCCATTCTAGCCTGATCAGAATTCTGAACAGATAATGTACTATCGGCTGCTAACTTCATTGTTGCTGGGTTAGCAAGGGTATTAAGTACGCCAGAATACCTCTGCATGTTACTATCATCCAGCACCGGCGAGATGGTTGGCTGTAAAATATCCATAGAAAATGAAGTATCTAATGCATTATTAAATGAATTCATCATACCAGATGCGACATCTAATGAAGCTTTGTTAACTTCATTTTGACGTTTTGTGGATTCTAAGGTTAGAACGAGCCCGTCTATCCAATATCCAGCATAAAGGGCCGACTTCTTAGAAGGTGAACTAGAATCAATACCGTCTTTTGAGGTGAAGCCATTATTTAATAAATTAGCATAATCAATACCATGCTTTGTCATTTTGTTCTTATTAAACGGATCATCGGCTACTGTATCAATGCCACCAAGCCAGTTACCAAATGCATCTTCACCATCAGAATTAAATTTAGAATTAATTTCATCACCATTCATAAGATTGGTAAAGATTCCTGAAATATCAGTATTCTCAGCCTCATCTTCAGCACCATCTTTAACACCTTTAATAATCTGAGTACCAGTTTCATTTAACTGATAACCATTCTTTTCCATGGCTTCAAGAGCTTCTGATGGAATTTTACCTATGGTTTCTTTAGCTTGCTCAGCTACTTCTTCTGGGGAAATCATCTTGTAAAGAAATCCATTAAGACTGTTTTTATAGCCTTGCGCTTCGTATGTTTTTATGAAAGATTGCTGAGCATAGTAAGGTAAATCGCCATAATATTTCATTACTACCTTAGTTGCAGCTTGGCCACTTTCTTCAGCAGCCTCTTCTCCGCCAGACATTATGCTCCCAATAGATAAACCGAAATCATTCTTTAATTCACCAGCCATCGATTTAATATCATCAACTATGCTAGTATAACCAGTATTTGTAGCTTTACCTAATGCGTTTTTAGCTGCATCTTCAGCTTCTGATGTATCTACACTCTTGTATCCTTCTGTCTGTCCATCGACTGCCGACTGAGCTATTTCTTTGCCGTTATTACGTGCCTTTTCTATAGCTTCTTCCTTAGCGGTCTGCTGTTGTTCATTACCTTCTTGTATGAGCCAGTCTTCAAGATTATTCCATTGTTTATTTGTATTTGGATCCCACATAAGTCCCATTGATTTAAGCTGGAACTGCATACCTTTCATCGCATAGCCACCAGCCTTCAATACAGTTCCTTTTAAAGTCTTACCAAGGGTTCCTTTATACTTTTCAAATGTACTTTCTATTGCTTCACCAATTGAAACTGCTACTAATACAGCAGCATCCACAAGATCTGGTAATGCTTCAGCTAATCCGGCTAACAATCCAGCACAAAAATCTATAGCAATTATAGCGCCATAATATCCATACGCTAATGAATTCTCAGCTATACTCTTTAATGTAGCAATCAAAATATCATTTAATGCCTTTAGCAAATCAGGAAGACGCTTAGCTACATATTCGAGCATTTTTACTAATGCTTCGATTATTAGTTCAGCGATTTGAAGTTTTGCTTCTAATGCATCTTTTGCTATTTTGACTAATATTATTTTAAGGGATGTTGAAATATAAGTTGCATTAGCCACCATCATAGCTAAGAATGACTTAATGCCAAGGCCAAATGATTTAATTAGATTAAATATAAACCTAGATATAGCATCACCAACTTCATCTAAAGACGCACTAACATCATCTGAAATAGCTACAAGCGTAACAACAACTTTAAGCATTCTGGTTAAAGCATCTATAAATTTAGAAGCCATTCCAACAACTAATGCTACAGCCATTGCAATCGCCGTTAAACCTGGTGTTATTGCTAATAATCCAACGCCAAGAACTATTAATGACAAACCTGCAAGAGCTGTAATACCCACAAGTTTAAGTAATAATGTAACTAACTGCGACAAAACAGAAATATCAATCTTATCCCATTCTATCTTTGTTAATTGCTTAATACCTTTTACAACTTTAAGCATGGCTTTAGCAAATATATACATAGCAGCAGCGGCGGCTATCATAACAATTGCTAATGCACCAGCAGCTGCTAATACTACAGGCAAACCGATACCGCTTTTACTAATAGCAACTAATCCGGCTAAAGCTGCGGCAACGATGCCTATTACAACTACCATTGCCAATAATGGGCCTTTCATGTCATCCCACTTATAACCAGCTAATATCCTTAAAGCTACTGCTATAGGTATCATTGCTAATGAAGCTAATAGTAAAGCTGCAGCCTTTTCATCAACAGATTTAGCATCAGCTTTAATTAGATTTAGTATAGCTATAACACTAACTAATACCAATAATACTCCGGCTATTGCTCCTGCAGCTGCTATTATCGATTTTGGTTTAGCACCTGTAGTTAATACGGCGGTCATACCAAGCATAATCATCGCAAGTGTTACCGTTAAAGCATTAACCATCATCATTCGGGATTTCATGGTATCAGATCTAACACCCTTAAATGCTTTATCGAGTATAGCCATTGCTATTCCAAAGAATATCAATACTCCCGATATAGCACCAGCAGCTGCCAATATGCCTTTTACACCATTATGCTCTGCAACTTCGGATATAGTAACTAGACCAAATATAGTAATAGTAAGAACAGCAAGCATCGCTACAATGCCTTTTTCTGTATTCTTATTAATATATCTAGTCGCCATTTGCATGGCAATACCGAAACTTATAAGCGAAATGCCTATAACGCCCATAGCAAATAATACACTAATAATATCTTTCATGTAGCTTACTAAGCCAACAAATATCGTTAATGCTGCTATTACTGCCACCATCGATAATAAAGCTCTAGAATTAATATTACCAGCATACTTAGTTACTAATATAAATCCTGAGAAGATAGCGGCCATGACTATTACAGCATAAAGGCCCTGATCTAATTCTTCTCTATTCAATTTTCCAAGAATAGCTACTACTCCGGCCATTAAAAGCATTGAGAAGCCGAGTTTGGATAAAGTGTTACCGGCCTGTTTAATTCTATTAGCCTGGCCCATGGAGCCTATTGTATATATCAATAAAGTAAGCATTGATACAATGGCAATAAATCCAATTATGGCTAGACAGAACGAATCCATGTCATTACCGGCAGCTCTTGTTAACATTCTTAACGATAGTGTTATAGCGTATATAGCAAATACTGTCGCTATTAATAAACCAGCAATCCTTGGAACATCTTTAACAAGCCAACTCAAGGCTACTATATATGCACCAATAATACCCATTGCGGCTAATACTGGTCCAATCTTGTCGATGTGCTTTTTAACGTCATCCATGCTAACACCGTTAGTAATAAGCCATTGAAGTTCCTTCTCAACAAGATAAATAGAAGCTATAACAACAAGAACGCCCATGCCTCCGCCAAATGTCATATGGCCGGCTAATGCGGCGACAACACCAACAGCGATTAATGCCTTACATAAGACGTCCATTTTATCTTTTATGGCATCATAATTAAGTTCTAATTCCGTAAGTTTCTTTAATGCTCCAACTAATATATATACAGCGCCAGCAAACGCTATTATTCCCAATCCACCCATTGCTAAAACTGGGGCAAAATTAGAAAGTAATACCGCTATTCCGACTAAAGAGCCAAGTAATATAACTAGCACACCGAGTCCTAGCCAACTATTTAAGCCCTTCCAGTCAATATCGGTTAATGTTTTAACAGAATAAGCTAATGCAGCTATAGCTACTCCTAAAGTCAAAATAATTGCTGCAAAAGACCACAATGTCCTATTATAACCTTCTATTTCAGCTGAATTCTTTGCTAATGAACCCAAAAGACCAATCATTACTTCAAGAACAATTATCAATACCGCCATAGCCGAGGCAGCAACTATTAATTGCCTTTCTGGAATCTTTGAAAGTAGGTAAATTGAACCCACTAATACTCCAATGGCTACTGCTATTGCTAATATCAATTTTGTTTCCGCTTTTAGCATAAAGAATTTCTTCAAATCCCTTATGGCCTGACCTATACTATTTAAAGTATTTATTATGGCTCTAGGTAAAGCAGTAAATGCTTCAACAAGTTTTCCGCTTTTAACTAAGAAAGCAGAAACAGAAATAAGAAAGGCCGTAATACCGCCAGATAAACCGAATAAAGCTATCTTTGCGGCATCTAAACCTTTTATTTTTTCAACAATTTTTTCAACAAAACCTTCCAGTTTATCTCCGAAATTGCTAAAACTATCAGTAAGTTTAGTTATAAGATCAAGTGGACCTTCACTTTCTGAAATATCTTCGGTAGCCTCTTTTACATTTTCAATACCACCAAAAATATCAGCAATAGATGAACCTAATGCTTTTAATTCATCTATTTTTCTTGTAACCCAATCAAAGGCTTTTGAGAAGTTTTTCTTTCCATCCTTTGCTAAGTCAATAAATTTTTCAAGGGCTGTATTTATTCCGCCCAAAACAACGTTAATCGGATCTGTATCCTGACCTTCAAAATTATCAAAGAACTTATCTGTAGCATCAGCTGCTTCATTAAACCAAGTTAAAAGCTTTTCTGCTACGTCTTTAATAAATGTTTTAAATGCCGATGTTATCTCTTTAACTGCTGGAAGATTTACAAAGCCTTCATAAAAACGTTTGACTGCATTTGCCACTTTTGAGAATATGCTAACAATGTGAGTACCAATACTTGTTAAAAGTTTGTTACTTTCTATCCATTTCTTAGTAGCTTCAATAGCTCTTCCAACAGCACTGAAAATATCAAGAATAATGTCTAAAACTACAGACAATACTGGTCCTAATATTTTTAATCCACCAGAAATAAAATTGCTAATGGCAGATGATACCATGTCAACTATAGACAGAACACCAGTAAAACCATCTTCTAATTTCTTAGCTCTTTTGTCTGTTATCTCAAGATTTTCAGTAAATATCCTTAAAGAATTTACGATTGTTTTGAGGTTTTTAACTATTTTGTTACTAGAAAAAGCTCTTTTTACTGCTCCAGTAACCGCGCCAATGGTTTTCTTTACACCACTTAAAGTTAGGCTGATTATTCTAATAATGTTTTCAATAGTAGTATAATCGGCATTTCGTTTTCTTGAAGCTTCTGCTGATTTCTGTATAGCTTCTTCATAAGCCTGTCTTTCAGCAGATTTCGCTTCTGATACTTTTTTAGTATCTTCAACAACTTGATTAGTGTATATCTCATCGGCTTTAGCGAGGTCGAAGTTAGCCTCTTTCATGGCATTAACATATGACTGAACTTGTTCATACATTCCGCCAAGAGCAGATTTTCTAGCTTCACCGTTTCCGTATTTCCCTTGCCAAACTTCACCAGCAAGATTACGAATCTCTTCTGTAACAGCGCTAACTGTTTCTTTAGTATCTTCTGCAACTTTGGTTACTGTTTCCAATGGACCCACAACGACATCGGCTATCTGATTTACTTTATAAGCAAATAAATCAATCCAATTAGCAGCTTTTGTCATAGCTCCAGCAATAGTATCCACCATTCCGGAAAATCCATTATCAACATTAAAAAGTCTAAGTATAGCACTTCCAAGTTTGGAGGCTGAAGTAATAATAGCTTTAAAAGGTTCTCTCAAAGGCTCCAAAGCCTTCTTTACACCATTTATAGCCACTCGAATATCATTGATGAATTTTATAAAGTCCTTATTCTCAATAATACCGCTATAAAATATCTCACCAATTCTTGAAAGGGCTGCTCTTACATTATCTAATGCACCAGTAAGAGTTTCATTAGCTTTTGCTGCCTGATCTCCAAAAGCAGCTTCCATTGCAGAAGCGAATTGTTTAAAGCTGATCTTACCTTTTGAAACCATATCTCTGATTTCTGATTCGGTAGTATTCATCTGCTTTGCTAACTCGGCGGCAACATTTATACCTCTTGAAGATATCTGGGTTAATTGCATACCCATTAGACGGCCATTACCTGCAACAGTGGCAAATATATTACCCATATCTTCAAATGAACTACCAGTCATAGCAGCAAGACCAGCAACTCCTCTAAGAGCACTATCCATATCTTCGCCTAGCTGAACGTTTGAAGCTGCCAACTGAGAAGCTATGGAAACTGCGGCATCAAGACCGTATGCGGTTCCGTCAACCGCCTTTGAAGCTGAGTCAAAAGCTGACTGTACTTTTTCAGCATCTTTCAAAAGACCGTCAAGCTTAAATCTAGCATCTGCAACTTTTTGAGCTCTTCCTTTACCGCCAGTAATTATCTGACTAATACTTATACTAGCTATTTTTGCTCCTAAATTTAATACTCCATTAGTTAATCGGCCAATTACGTTCATACCGACAATTCCTAAAGTACTAAATCGATCTGCAACTTGTGCTAGGGATTGTTCTATATTACTTAGTGAAAAGCTATTAATAGCTTTCTGCACAGTATTAAGATTTACAGAAGCAGAATTAAATTTTAATGCTTGTTTTAATTCATTTAAGGAAGTTATGGTTTCTTTAACGCCCTTTTCAAACTGGTCGTTATCAAACCGCATTTCAACGACACGATTGTCAACTGTATTACTCACGGTCCATTAACCTCCTTCCAAATCTCTTCAGCCATCTTATCAAAAATGGATCTGATTGCCGGGTTGATGTAATCAACACCTTCAACCCAAGCTCCAGATCCAGTAGCATGCCCGTATTGTAACATTAGGGCAACATTAAACCATTCATCTACAACATTGTCATTAAGCCATGTTATAGTAATTGTCTGTTTTACATTGTCTTTCTTTATTTCATACCGCCATGAATCAGCGGTCAAACCGGTATCTCTAGGAGTTGCATTGGCTAATGCTTCGACTCCTTTCTGTCCAAACATATGTAAATATTTATCAATATTCATATGTTCATTACGTTTTAAAAACCGCTCTAAATTATTAAAACTACCGGATTGTTTTACTGAAATCATTTCTTAACCTCTAGTATTAAACCTTGCTTTATTTCTACGGTTTATTTCTCTATAACGAGCTAATGTTTCACTTCTACTCCGTTTTGTATTAGGAGCCTCATTTGCGTCTTTAATACTGTATATACGCATAAGAGTCATAAGTCTATTTATGTGCCATTTTTCACACTCTTTAGGTATTCCTAACTTAAACATGTAATAATATAAAAGCTCGCTTGACTGTAGCTCCTGTTTTCTTGTTTTTCTTTCAGGAGTTTTCTTAAATGTTGTGGCAGTCATTGAATCATTGATGTATTCATTAACTTTTTTAATTTCGTCCTGAGGAATAGCGCTATAAACTAAAGGATTAACATTATGATTTATCGTCATGCATCTCAAATAGTCCATAGCCTCTTCATCAGTAACATCTTTATCAGGATCCAAGTAGATTTTATGCCACTTTGACTCCCATTTTGAAATTGAGACTAAACTATGCTCTAAAGTGAGAGTTACTGTTTCATCGATGCTAAAAAATTCATTCTTTTGCTCATCGAATAACTCCTGTTTAGGGATGGTTATTGAAATAGCCATAACTATTCTCCTTTAGCGCCACTAATCACAGTCCCATCAGCCTCAAGATCTTTACCTTCTATAAGTTCGTCAACCATCTGCTGCTGAGCATTCTCATCTTTAAGTTTATTTGCCATCTGAGCTATAACCGCAGACGGCATAATACCCTCAATAAACTCATTTGCTGCACCAGGACGACCAATAAGTTCCATAATAAACTCACTATATGCTTCCGACTGCTGAAATTCTTCAAGAACTTTCGGGTTCTTTATAAACATTTTACCGTCATCCGACTTAACGCCATATGACATGGCAATAAGTCCCTCAAATTCCTTCCAGAGTTCTGCTGACTTCTGAGTTGCAATCAATCTAGTTAATCTAGACTGAAGACCTTTTTCTCCATCAACGGAGTATGCATATCTTGTGATTTCAGCTTTAGTGAGATTGAAGTAAAAAGGTTCTTTTCTTACTGTTCCGTTATAGTCGGTATATTCAATAATCTTTTTATACATTTTTACTCTCCTTTTCGTATAAAAAAGACCCGCATTAGCGAGCCTTAATAGTTAAGTTTTATGAAATCTTCATAAATTTCTTTCATTATTTCTTTATTTTGTTCTACTTCTTCATTGTTAGCATCAACCATAAAGCAAAAGATTTGAAAAACTGTAGATCTATCTGCGTGTTCGTACACTACATAATTAATATTTTTTCCATTTTCTACTTCTTTTGCCGAACATGTATATGCCTTATAGTTATTTGTTTCAAAATATTCATCATCTTCGAATGTTGATTCTTTAAATAATGTTTTTGCTACATCTTTAAAATCTTCTTCTCTGATACTTGAAATGTCGTCATCATGTGCTAACGATGCTATTGTAATTTGCGTTGTATCTTTTTGTCTATTCTTATAAACTATGTCGTTATCAGAATAGCTATAAAACCTGTATTCATTTGGAATGTTAAATCTATACCCAAACAAACTAACCTCTTCGGTTTCTTTTTCCTCAGATACTTCCGTAGTAATTTTCTCTGAATTTTTCTTAACACCACAGGCTATACATACGCCACCAATAATAAGAAAACTTAAAGAAATTACTCCCATTTTGAAAAATTTATTCATTTTGGTTTTTTCTCCTTTCGTTTTCTTATTATGGTAACATAAGAGTGATTATATGGCTACTTAAATAATATTAACCCTGCGAAGCAGCTGTAACTACTACAGTACAAGTATCGGTATGTGTAACATCATCAACTTCTATAGAAGCTGTAATTATTGTGTTACCAGCTCCAGCAGCCTCTACAAGACCTGGATGATCATCTGAATTATCTTCAACAGTAGCTACACTGTCATTTCCTGATGTCCAAGAAACAGTTGCATCTGCCGGTATAAGTTTTGTAGGTGTGAGCTGGAATGTATCTCCAACAGTAAGTGCAATATTATGCTTATTAATTTCGATCTCAGGAGTTGCACTACCTCCAAAATGACTAAACACTTCTTCTGGAAGTGGAAGTCTAGCAGCAACAGCCGGTGTTGCGCCTGACTGTGGTGTTCCAAACAAAATCTGAAGGAAGCTATCAAGAAGAGCAATCTCTTCAGAAGTCTTAAACTGTGTTGAATCGATCTCTATATTAGCTGATGGTTTAAGTCCTGGGAAATCGATAGGTATTGTTGTGATCTCAAATGACATTGTATCAGGCTCTGGTGAGTCATTAATTGTCTGATGAGATACCTCAGATGGTGAAGCTGTACCATTATAAAGAATATGATACTTGTAACCAAGATCTGCATTAGTATCTGAACCAATCTTCGTTCTCCAAACAAGTCCAAAAGCTTTTCTAGCCTGCTGAGCTACACTAACTCCAGGAATGCCAGAAACAAGTGGCGCAAGACCATTACACTCATCAAACTCTGGAGGTGTTGTATAACATTCAACTGTTGCTCCATAATCTTCAGCGCCTCTAATTGAAAGGTACTTAATGTTATCTGCATAAACATCATTAGGATCTGCACCAGATCTATTATCTGTTATCTGTGATACACCGTTCCAAACTACACCATTAGGGTATGTCTTTGTATCATCATCGAATGGATAAAGTACGGCATGATCAACACCTGTCTCATAAAAGTGTTCGCCGAGCTCATCCCATTTAAGTAAATAATTGTCAGCCATTGTTATTCTCCTTTAATAAAATAGTATTAAAACATCGTGGTTCAAGTTATCAGCCACATAACTACGATTAAAATTAATCATAGGAAAATGATCAATCAACTTTTTAACCACATTATTATCGGGATTTGGATCTATATACATAATTTGATAAGCTTGTTTGTATATGTATGTTTTGTTATCGGCATATGTGTGTTGACCTCTATCCCTAGTGTATCTTATACAAGGGTATTTCATTCTTACAGTTCCCGAAGGCTGAAAATATACATTGCTGGAACCTAAAATAGAAGCCAATTCAGCATGAAGTTGTTCTCTTCTCGGATCTATAGGTACCCTTGTTTCTTCATCAGCCATTGTATTCACCTCCGAGTTCCAAAATAATACGTGGATATGAAGGGGTTATGGTTTTAACTTTCCATTTAACCCCTAATCTAACCACATATGCTATATAACCAATATTCTCATAAAAGTAATCGTCAGCTACTATACTTATTTCTTCACTCAAAGTGAGATGATCATTAACCTCATTAAGCGTATCCCATCTTCTATTCTGTCTATTAATGGTCCCATAATAAGGCTTTTCTATAATTGTAGGCATAATAACACCCGGAGCTGTTTCTTTGTCTTTTACAAAGCCAACATTTCCATAAAACCTATTCATAATAGCCTCCTTTTACTCCCATTTTGAAATTTAGCCCTGAGATGCAGCTGTAGAAATTGTTACAGTCATCGCAGACTTAGGTCTTACGAGTGCTCCAGAACGTCTGGTCTCGATCAGGTACTTATACTGGTTGTAGTCGATATCGAAATCATCGAAGAGTGACTTCTCACCACCCTTATCGTTACCAAGTCTGTAATCCTTCATGTTAACGATAACACCAACAAGGTCCTTAGAATCGATCTTCTGACCTTCCATAACCTCAACAGTAGTAATCTTGCTTACGCGAAGTGCTGTAGCAAGCTCCTGCTCTGTCTTATACATCTTATGACCAATACCGTCCTTAAGAAGCAGCATCTCTGTAAGCCAATCTTCAGTTGTGAAGAATGTAGGATTACCTGATCCCTTATAGTCCTTACGAGCTCTAAGAATTGCATCCATAATTGCATCTGCCTTCTCAGCACCAGTAGCACCAGCATCAACTTCAACGTTAACCTTAATGTTGAAGAGCGGTACGTCCTTAGCGATAGGTCTAATGCAGTCTTCCTTGATCTTATCATCAGAGTCAGATGCTCTTCCATCACCTATAAGGATTGCACGACCAAGTTCCTCATCAAGCATAACTTCCATCTCAGCCTTGATCCAAGGTACGATGTTGAAGTCTGTGATGTCGATGATATCATCACGATCCAGCTTCTGCTTTTTGTAGATTGTGCAAGGGTCTGTAGTTCTCTTAAGGGTTGTGAATACTTCTTCTTTCTTCTCATTACCCTTCATGTAACCTCTAGCTCTTGCCTCATCCTCTGTGATGTCAGCAAAGAGTGACTTAACTCTGGTAAATGGAGACTTTGTAGCTCCTCCAACTACCTCAGATACCCACTCAGTATTTCTCTTGATCCATTCTGGTGGTGTGTTGAGTGATCTGTAATCTGGGTAGAGCATGTTTGCATCATTGAATCCATATGTCTGCTCTCCAACTGCTACATCCATACCAGTTGTATCAATTGAGTGCTGCAGGCACGCCTCTTTAAGAGAACCAAGTCTCTTAGCATCGCTAAATACCTGCTGAATCTCCTCATGTGAAAGAATTTCTCCTCCTTCATACTCATCATAATCGTTGTCGAAAAGATTGTGCTTCACGTTGTCATCCTCCTCATTACTTCCGCCCTTAGCATCTTCAAGGGCCTGTCCTATAATAGCGTAAACCGCTGTTTTCTGTTCCTCATTGAGAGTTTCAAATACCTCTCCTATTGTTTTATCTCCACCGTTGTCTGCCACTTTTTTGTCCTCCTCTTTTTCTTTAAGTTCATCGGCATGTTCAAGTGTTTCTTCAACTTCTTCAGTTGGTTCATATTCATGCTCAACAACTTCTTCGGTTTCTTCTATTTCCTCTTCTTCATCGAAGTCATCATGCATAATAAGGCCTTCAATGTGGCATTCTATAGTTGCCTCATCCTCAGCCCAGTCATACTCATCACCATGAGCAATCATAGGAAACTCAATAAGAGCTTCTGGGTTTGCTCCGGCAAGTACAAGGCTTACTTCCTTAATACTTCCATGCAGTACATCTCTATTAGCTGACTGCTTAAGCTTATTGGCATAGATAGAAAGAGAAGCAAGATCACCATGCTTTACAAGCTCTTTAGAAACCTGAGCTTTTGGTGTATTGTTGAAGTAACATTCAGCCCAAACGCCTTCTTTACGGTTTCTAAGGATTGCATGACCTAGTACCATTTCAGGGTCATCATGATTATGTGCAAAGACAAGTGGTACTTTCTTTCCATCATCGTCCTTAAAAGCATTCTTTCTAATTGTGCGGCCATCACTACATTTAATGTCATTCTTTGTAGCCCAACCAGCAAAATCAAATGCTGCCATTTTGAAATTTTCTCCTTTCTTTAGAGTCATTCTAATTGTTCTTCAGTGAGATCAGGTTCCGGCTTTTCCCCCTCGGGTGCAGGTGGCTCGTCTTCTTTCTGATTCAGGTTAGAGTTAACAAGTTCATCAGCCTTAGGGTCATTAGATGGTCTGAAGCCGATAATTCCTCTAATCTCATTCGAAGATAGGATCTCATTACGTGTAAACTTATCCGCAATGTCTGCAATATTGTTAACGGGAACAAGCTTGAATGGTTCTCTAAAGAACATGATTGACTGCTTCTGAGTTCTAGCAGTCTTGGTTAAGAATTTACGTTTATACTCATCAACGATAGCTGAAAGAATAGGCTCAATTGTTGTATTGAAGTAGTTCAGCATTGTCTGCTCATCAGCTGTACCATTAAGAATGGTCTCAGAAATACCTAACTGACTATAAAGCAATGTCGTTAAGTACTCAATCTGCTTCATAAGATTGTTCTCAATAGGTCTATTAAGCTGAGTAATATGCTCTGTAGCATCGGCATATGCTATACCATACTTAGAACCGGCAAGCTGCTTCTCTATGTTTTCTCTTCTTTCTTCAGCCTGCTTCCTTCGTGTTTCGTTTCTGATTGTATATGGTAACTGGATGATAAGATCCAGCTTTCCAGCACTAGATTGTTCATCTACAGCATCTAAAAGAACGAGCTTTCTAATCAGTCTTCTAAGCACTGAGTTTGGCTCGTTCATTATGGCGTAAAAAGGATTCTCTATGATTGCCACAGTTCTCTTAGGGCAAACTATCTGTTCCTTCTTACCAGTATTCTCATTGTAGACTTCAACTTTTACATCTCTTGGATACCATTCAATAATCTTTCCAACTCTCATTGTCAAAATATCATAAGAGTCAGTATACTTTGGGTTTGTGGATGTATCTGTTGGAACAACTGCTACGCATCCTTCATCAAATAGTGACATTACTAAATCCTGTGTAAAGGCTTTTCCTGTCTGATCTAAGTTTGCGTCTAGTGTTAAGCAGTTATTAAGTGATGACTGAATCGTTTCCTGATACTGATCGTTCTCATCCACTCTAACATGGCGTATAACAACATTGGAAACGTCAATCGCTATTCTATTGTATATAGCAGTAATGATTGATTTATCATTACCATAAGACATTTGGGTACGGTCTGGCCTATAATAAGTCCCACCGTACATTCCATACTGTGGAGTACTCCTCGTCGGGTCTCTGCCCAAGAACGCATTCCATGCATTACGGAATCTCGTCAAAGCGTTTTCTGCCATTTTGAAATTTTCCTTTTAATGTTTGGATTTTTCTTTTTCGTAATAAACCCATCCTTCTTCATCAGAGTCTTTTAATTCAAAACCTAATTTTTCCGCTATTTTTCTACTGCCAACATTTTCTTCTGCGGCAGACCAGGTTATCTTTTTTATGTAATCATTATTCTCATAAAATTCCATTCCCTTTTTTGCTACAGTATATGCATAACCTTTTCCTCTGTATTTAGGATCATTTTTAGTCATTATAGCTACTGCTGCTTCTCCATAATCCTGATTCCATATATCAAAAGCAGCAACTGGTTCGTCACCTATTTTCAATAAAATAGAATCTAATAAATATTTCTGTTGTTCTGGTTTAATATACTGTTTATATGGTTTTGTATGTGCCCCGGTTAATAACCTTTTTTCTTTAGAGGTTAAAGAATCGTAGATTTTATTACTAGAAATGGGGTCACCAGTAACAATTTTTATACGTTTACCATCATAATCTTGATACCTTCTTACGCCCCATTTCTGACCTTTTACACCATGATGATAAAGTTCCATTTTTACTCCTCTGCATCAGCTGGCACGAGTGTCAGACCTGAAAGGCTGAAGCACTGTGTAAGTTTATGACCGTCATTTGACTGCACGACCTTAAAAATCTGTGAATCCTTATAAGTAACCTTAAAGATTCCTGCCTTATCCGGGTCATTTGTAATATCCTGCATACCTGATCCCATAGATGGCTCAATACCAACTATAACCTTAGTTGCATCGGCATCAATGTTTGTGAACTTAATACAGATGTAATATCCAGGTCCTTTGTCCTGTACTATTACCTTTGATTCGTCGGTCATCTCATACAGCTTACCTGTAATCTCATTACCTGAGAATACGATGTCATCCTGGCATTCATCGCATGTAATGCCCCAGAAGTCGAGATCTGTTGATGGCTCAGTAAGCGTTACTGGTGAAAGATTATTGGCTCTTGATTTATTTATTGCCTTAATCATACCAGCGATTGTCTGGGAATCATTTGTAAGATCTCCCTGCTGTCCACCTTCAGCTCTGTACATATCCTTGAGCTCTTCTCTTATTGTTTTTGACATTTGAGTTTCCTCCTACTTTTTCTTAAACAGTTTATTCAAAAAAGCTTTCCCCTTTTGAACACGTTCATGATCAACCTCTTTGGCTGCTTGAATGAAACGTTTCACTTTAGTGGAAAACCTCTTATTGTGTTTAATCATCTTATTTACTTGTTTCATGGTGTCATGAGCATCTTTTAAATACTGCTGACGTCTGGCATTTATGTCTAACTCAATTCCATTTTCTTCATATATATCCGGATGTAATTCTGCAGCGGGCATTAATTGTCCAGTTGCTGAATCAAAATTTGTATAAGCTGTATATGGCATATTAGGGTTATAGTTTTCGCTATTAACATCATAGTCCATATAACCTTTTTGCTCTAACAGTCTAATATTGGTTGTTATACGATCAGACATATGCAAACCAGCATTTTCAACGGCTTCAGCTTCACTAGCTCCAGCATTTAAATCGTTAAGCAGCATGTTAGTAATTGAATCATCATCTAATTCCATTAATCTAAGCCAGTTGTCTTGTGATTGTTTATCCTTAAATTTGATTATATAGTTTCCACCATCTTTTGAATTTGTTTTGGTATATGAAATGCGATTATCTTTTAATGTAGGATCAAATCCTAACGAAACCTGATTTATTCCATTACTTTTAAGCTGTTTCTTATACTCATTTGTGAATCGGTTATTTGCTTTTCGTCCAATATATGAGTCAGTTCTTCCAGTTGGACCCGTTCCTAAACCTTCGCCACGTCTATGAACTCCTTTAGACTTTCCAGTAGAATATCTTTCTCGTCCAGCATTAGTTAAGCTGCCATCTGGATTCTGATAGTGCCTAACGCCCCAACGTTGTCCTTTAACACCATGATGGTATAATTCATCGTTTCTAATACGTTTAACTACCATTTTGAAAATCCTCTATTAACCGTATTTACGTTTATCTTTTTCAAGTTGTTCTTTATACTTTTCATTAAGCTTAGCTTTTTTCCAATCTTCTTATTTCCATGTTTAATACCCATACTTTCTGTCTTTAAAATACTGTTGTCTATTTACGAAAGGATTATAGCCTTTATTTGGATTATTAATCTGACTAGTTATAGCGGAGCCAATACTTATTGCTGCTATAGGTAGCGAAACAGCCCAAAATACTGGAGGAATAGCCGATACTACGGTTGCTCCAAGGCTTATTAATCCAGCGCCCACGCTTCCAACGCTCGCACCGCCAATAGAGCCAAGAATACCATTAACTATAGAACGTCCAATTCCCGTATTGGCTTCAATAAGAGCCATCATGCCCAAAGCTCCTAATTTTATACCTTTGCTTGGTCTATAACGCTCATTTCCAGCTTTTGTATAAGTTCCATTAGCGTATTGAAAACGTCTAATGCCCTTACGTTGGCCTTTAATGCCCGAGTGAGATAAACGTTTAACTACCATCTCGTAATCTCCTTATCTGAGCCTCCGTCATTCCTGTTTTCTTTGCTATGTCAGAAATTGAAGCTCCTTGGGCTGTCATATCGGTTATTTGATTTTGTATTGGTTTTCCTTTCTTTGGACTTTCTTTATACATAAAGAACGGATCATTTGTTTGCAGTACATCTCCGGTTATATTCCATTTCTTATTAAAGTCTCTTAACTTCTTTTCGTGTTCCAAATTTCCAAGTTTAGCGTTATGCTTCTTTGCAACATACTGTCTGCCTATACCAATAGCTGCACCAGTTGCTCCGCCGCTTTGTACTCCGGCTAATGTATAAAGGGCTCCATACGTGGCAGCATATCCAGCAACTAAAGGTGCTGTTACTGGAAAACCAAATGAAGCTAATGATGCGACGATTGCAGTTGTTACACCAGCACCAGCCGCTAAACCAATAGCTCCACCAATTTTTGCACCTTTTTTAGTTGTTTCATTAATATCATAATGTTTTCGACCTTCTGGGGTTAAACTACCATCTTTATTCTGGTATCTTCTAACACCCCATTTCTGGCCTTTTACACCATGATGGTATAATTCATCGTTTTGTAATCTTCTTACTTCCATAATTTATACCGTCCTTATTTTTTTAGATTTTGGAATTTGATACTCATCATGAATTTCTGAAAGTTTGTATGATTTATACATATTATATGCTGCAACTCCGGTACCAGTAGCAGCTAAAGCCGCTGATGCAGCAAGTGTTACAGGATTTAAAAAGCCGATAGCTCCAGCAGTTAAATGTGCTGCTGTAGACATAAATCCACCCATACCAACCATTGCTCCACCAGAAGTTTTTAAAGCAGCAGAACGAGCCTCATTCCTTATTGTTATCTCCGCAGAATCAGATTTGCTCATTCTGCCTTTTCTACGCTTGTATTCATAATCTATTTTATCAAGCATCTTTTCTTTATAACCATAATGTCTTCTTCCAAGATCTGTAAGAGAGCCATCTTTATTCTGATAACGTCTAACTCCCCATTTCTGGCCTTCAACACCATGGTGATAAAGTTCATCGTTTTTAATACGTTTTACTACCATTTTGAAATTTTCCTTTAATCAAAAGTATCGAGATTCGCTTTGTATGCAACCCAAGCATCCATCAGGGCTGCAACATTATCGATCTTCTCGTCGTATCTCTTCTTTAATAGTTTCCGGTTTCCGTTTGTATCTTCAACAGTTATGCAGTTACCCATAGCAAACTTCATAAGTTCTTCATCGAATAACAGAAGTCTTTCTTCTGCTAAGATCTTAATCTCGCCTAAAGGAACCGATTCGGTTCGTGCACCCTGTATAACTTTGACTATCCCAAATGGCCCATTCTCTGTTTCCCATCTTTCAACGAATTCCTTAGCATTGTATGGGTCGAAGCCAAATGCTCTAACGTCATAGTCCGCGTCTATAATGTACTGATCTAGGTCATCATACACTTCCATCATGTTAAGGACTGTCCCATCCATGATGATAAGACTTCCTTCTCTTATGAAGTCTTCATAAAGCGCTCTAGTAGCGCCTTGAAGTTTTGATAGTGTTAGGTCTGTAATGTAGCTTCGAGTTTTAACACCAAATGCACCATTACTAAGTGGAAACAAAAAAGTAAAGGCACAGAAGTCATCTCCTTGAGATAAGTCTGCGCCCATTGCACATGGCATAGACCAAAAGTCTTGATGCCTATGTGGCTTAGTTTCTTCATAAGTAAAGAAGTAAGTATAACCCTCCATCGGGATACCAAATCTTTTAGCTAAAATATCATTACGTGTTGCAGGAGCTTTCTCAGCTCTATCAACATCTAACTGGTAAGCCTCATAACTTACAGTCTTACCGAGATTTGGATTAGCTTTCTCCCACATGTCGGGATCATTAACTTCTTTAATGTCATCTAATCTGTAGTACCAGATTGATGTGTGGATAGAGCTGTCATAATTCTCTCTTAGAATATTTAGAAGCTCCATCTTCATTGTATCTCCGGCTCCATTTCGAACCGTTCCTTCTGAACTGGTTGCTAATATTAGGTAATCGGGGTTCTTCTGACAACCCTGTTCTATAGGGCCTACAACATCTTCCCTAATGTCACCAGAAAGCCACTCATCGACTGTTGCAATCTTACACTTCAATCCCTGAAGCTTATTAATCGACATTGGTCTAATCTCTAATAATGAGTTGGTCATGAAATTCTGGATACCTAATTTAGTAGACATTATCTGAGGTCTTAAACCAGGATTACCGGTAGTATTATTCTTACTTCCTTGAGTCCAGCATTTAAATACCGGGCCTCTTGCCCTGGCTAATGCGGTTCTAAATGGACCCATAACCTCTTCTGCCTGGATCATTGTAGGCGCTGTTGTAATCTGATGTGTGGTAGATGTATCACAAACTAAAAAATATGCCTGAATACAATAGGCATACATAGATTTTGCAGCACCTCTGGCTATTATAAGGTATTGCTTATTAATAAGACGTTTCTTCTCTTTTACCGTCTTATAATGGCCTCCAGAGCCGTTTTTATTCTTAACGTAGACCCTTTTCTGGACAAAATAGTACCATCCAAATATCTGTTCACCCCAGAGTTTAAATGTGTCTAATAATTTTAGATCATCTCCATTAGAAAGGGTTAGCTCATTTTCACAAAACTCTATCCAGCCTTCCACAGCAAGATCATCATAGAAAACTCCAGGATTATCAATTAAATCTTCAATCCTTTCCATCTCCATACGAATCTCTTCGCAAACTGGTATTTCGCCTCTTTGCACTCTTGCTCTGAATTGAGAGTAGTACTTAGGCGTTGCTGTGTTACTAAGCATTATCCCTCTCCTTTAATAAAAGAGGAGTTGAAGCTGTGTGCGAATGTAAATCCTCAAAACTAGTTTCAGCTCCTCAAATATAAGAATAGAAACACATTAATGCCAAATTCAAATCTAAAAAATTAGTAGGCTACTGGATTCTTATAATGTAAAAATATCTAGTAATAATCGAATTACTGCTGTCCTTCTAAGATGTCTTTTGCGTTTCTATTACTTAACTTAAAATGTTTGAGCCAAACTCCTTAAACCAACTTCCTTGTCTATCGGTCATTGCGATAGTGTGGATTCGAACCACCGGGGTCTGGCTCTAAGTGTAACTGGCATTATCCAAGGCAGCCAGTGATTATTATATTTACATACTATTTTTTTTCTTCTCTTTTTTGTTTTTAGCTTTAGCTTTTGTCGCTTTAATGTTTGCTCGTTTTTGCTCTAGATCTAATCCCATTTTCTGATACTCATAATTAAGCTTATATGGGTCTAACCTATGGGATTGTTGTTTATATATGTTATCCAAATAAGTATTTTGAGCAGACATCTGATCATTTAACTTATTGTAATCATCCATCATGCGCCTATGTTCTTTTCCACGTTTCCACGATGAATTCTCTTCTCTAAGTTTTGAAACTTCCTGTGTTAATGCTAATGTCTTTTTGAGATTCTCAAGTCTCTGAATCGAATTCTCTTTCTGTTTTATAAGACCAACTTTCTGGAATGCCCCATATACGTCAGCTGCGCTTTTTGCAACTGAGGCAACAGAACCGGCAGTGTTAATTATTTTATCGATTTTAGCTTTAGTTTTAGCAGCTTTAATATCGCTCTGAGTTTGTTTATACTGCTCAAGTGTCTGTTTCATATTAATTCGATTCATAGCTGTTTCGTATTCTTTTGCAGACATTTTATCGGCTATCTTGGAAATGGCATTAGCGTCTCCAGATTTTATTATTTCAGCTCTTTCTTTTCTTTCAGCAGCTGCTTTCTGTAATCTTTTAACATTTTCTTCTTTTTGTTTCTGCTGAGCTTTTGCTTTCTCAACCTTAGCACGTCGAACTTTTTTCATTCTACGATTATCTCGTATCTGATCGATAAGCCCTTTGTGTTTTCGTCCAGCGCTAGTAAGTGTACCGTCCCTATTTTGGAATCTTCGTATACCCCATCGCTGGCCTTTTATTCCGTGATGATAAAGCTCTGAGTCAGGATTTGGTAATCTTCTAACGACCATTACTCTTCCTCCTTATCATCCTTTTCTTCTGTTTCATTTACAATCTTGTCATTTGTAATGGAGAGTGCATTCTTGATGAACTTTGGAATTGGTACTCCAAGTTTCTCAAGATTCTCACAAATACTTATGAGTTCCATCACAATAATATAAATTGATACCGCACTGGCAACTAATGAAGACAGGTTGAATGCTGCTACAATCATTTCTCCTATAAGTATTGCAGCCATTTCTCCAATCTTCTTACCCAGGCCTTTACGCATCTTTGAAGAGTCTAATTCTCCTTTAATCCAAGCATTTATAGTACCTGTAATGAAGTCTAATCCCATAAGTATTATTGGTAACATTACAAGCCAAATATCATTTGAGAACTGGAAATGCTGAACTAACTCCTTTATCTCCTCCATTGTTTATCCTTTCCGATAAGCTATTTGGAAAACACTTCCTGCATCTTTTTAATCGATGCATACTCTTCTGTATACATTTCAACAATCTCCTCCATACAGTCTTCCATGTAATCTGGGGGTGTAGAATAGGCAGAGCTAACTTTCTTAAAATAGTCTTCAGCCATCTTATACAAATATCCTGCATGTTTGAGTTCATCAGAGCCCATTTCAAAAAGCATCTTAGCCCAGGAAGGGTCCATTGCTTTAATCTCTATGGCTCTTTTAATGTATTCTTTAGAGTCTTCTAGCTCATCACATAAATGTTCTTTCAAGTAAGTTTGATTCATTTTACATTTTGACATGGATAAAGATAGGGGACTCCCAGATTGATCACTTCTAGGAGTCCACTAACTCCTAGTTATGATGTTGTAACGGCTGCCTGTGAACCATTACCAGCCCATGCGACAAAACGTCCAAGAGTATTCAGAATTGTCTGTGTCTGCTGATTGTTGCTAATCTCTGCCTGCTGGGCAACGATCTTAGCCTGAGCATCAGTAAGACGATCCTGAAGCATCTGAGTCTTGATTTCGCAACAGCACTGTGTCATCTTTGCATCGAGATTCATAATCTGTGCTGAAAGAACATTAGTCTGATTTGTAAGCTGAAGTCCAAGGTTGTTAAAGCCCTGAATAGCGTTGATCAGATTTGTGTTGTTCTGTCCAACAAGTTCTGCCGTCTGTGCATTGACAACCTGAGCCAGATCGAACTTATTCTGTGCCAACTGGTCACTAAGTCCCTGCATCTGGAGCTGCTGTGTCTGAGCGTTCTGGCTAGCATTGAGGTCTGCATTCGTCACTATTCCGCTATTAACATAGTTTCCACCGAAACCGCCATTGTTGAGGAATAGGAGTGCAAATATCCAGAATGCCATTCCGTCGCCACCAAAGAAACCGTTGTTTGCGCGGTCACTAAGGAGAGCTACATCAGAATTGCTGAGTCCATCCATGCGTACTTCCTCCTTTTTCTAAAGATGTCACATAAAACTAGTTTTATTGAGGAATATAAAAAGGGCCTATGAAGGCCTCTTTATACCAAGTAATTGCTCCATTTGAGCTAACCCAGTATTAATCTGCTCGTCGGTCAAACCGTTTAAACGAGCTTGGTTATAAAAAGCCTGTTCGGGATTCCCGCTAGCATCGTTTGTCTGCTGTAGTACTGTTTTAAATATCTCATTCTCCTGAGCTGCTTGCTGTAACATTCCCATCGGATTTTGAGATGCGCAAAACATTTTATACATCGACACCATTGGCTTCATTTTCTCTGCCACTGTTTGATCGTTGCTTATTTGGTTTACCTGAGTATTGGCTCTTGTTTGATAGTTGCTGAATAGAGTGCTGGACATTATTAATCATCTCCTTTAATGTATTAAACTCTTCTTTTGTAGCAAACTTAGATTCATTTGCAACTTCTAGTGGTTCTTCTACAAATCGGAAACGCTGTATTGTCTTATAGTTCCAAGCATCAGTACTTATTACATAGAACACATCATCATTTTCATCAAAAACTGCGGTCCTAGTATTAGGTCTGGTCGGGAACATCTTAGCACTCTCAATGCCTTTTACTTTCATTAAGTCTTGGCCTGGAATTGATCCAATGTTGTAACCATAAAGGTTGTCCATCACGTTGCTGCCTCCGTTCTAAGTTCATCACTTTCAATGTAAGCACGCCAATAGCATTCATCTGCTCTCTTAGAAAGTGCGTCACATATGAAAGAATTCGTTGGTGGATCCCAAATTAATTTTGTCTTGCAAAATACATATTCACGAGATGGAGATACCACTGTTACCTTATCTGAGAACTCACTCCATGTACTTGAAGCTGTTACCGTAAACCCATTCTGAGGTCCTACTCCACCTTGAGTCAATTCGGAGATCGCAGCATTGATGTGCATTATTAGTTCATTGTCAAACGCTTCAATGGTTTGTTCAACTCCAAGCATACTTTTTATGCTTGCAAGTATTTTTTCCATCCTTAATCCTCTTTAATGTATTCTGACATTACATAACCAGAAACTGAAACTCCAGTTATTATTTCTCCTTTAATAAAGAACCAGCCTTCTTTCTCTTCGGTTATGATTTCTATTGAGGTTCCCTTTGGAAGCTGACCTATAATGTTATCTCCTTTTACTGGTTCGGTTCTAACATTAAGCAGCTGAGCTATTACATGACCCTTCTTCGGCTCTTTTGTAGGCGGCGCTTCTTTTTCGATGACCTCATCCTTCTCTTCTTTGAGTTCTTCTTTTGCGTTATTTAAAAATTCTTTTTCTTTTTTTAACTCTTCCTGAATTATTTCTTCAGACTTCTCTTCGCGATTTCTAAACTCTCTGTTGTATCGATTGTTCTTGCTCATTGTTTACTCCTTCCAAGGACATGTATCATTTGGTCTTCTTTCTACTATTTCTTTAGCTCTAAGAATATCTGAATTGCCATAATGTATTGCGTTGTGCATCTCTTGACTAACGCAGATTAAGTAATTAGGATTCATTAAGTAATCTGAGTTCTCAATGATGTCATCATCCACAATTGGATTCATATGGTGAATAAATATCCTACCTCTGATCTCATAGTCTTCAAGACCAAGCTCACATCCTCCATCTCTTGTAATGATCTGGTTCCTTAAACTCTTCCATTCAGAAGATTTGTAGAACCGCTGATTCAAATATCTGTCATAACCAAATGTTGCTTTACCCACAACACCAGCTATCTTCAAATACTCAAACCTTTCCTTTAAAGTTGGAAGCATAATTAGCTCTGTGTAAGTTCTAATAATCATACTCATCACCATAATTATCAATTTGTCCTGTGTAACGCTTCATAGCATCAATAGCTTCAGCATAAAGTTCTTCTTGTCTTTGTGCTTGAGCAATTGAATCTGCTTTTGCTTTAGCTAACAGTACATCAGCTTCCAATTTATCTTTTTCTAGTTGCATCTTGACTGTTCCTTGACGCAACCAATGAATCAAGAGTGAGTCACTTGCGGTTCCGGCTTCGATTCGGCGTTCCGCTTCATCTACAGCCTTTGCAATTAGTTCATTCTCTCTTGCTTCTAATGTAATAGCTGGTGGTTTTCGTTTAGCAGCACTCGTCTCTTTCTTTTTCGATGTTGCCATAAACTATTTCACCTCTTAATTTCACTAAGTACATTAGAAAGCTCTATTAATGGCTATGGGGGATCAACAAATGAACGGGGATTATCAATAGAATTGAAAAGATTGTCAATACTAGCGAGGGGTTAACAATCGATTTGGCAAACGTTGTATTTGTATTAATCCACTAATAGAGCCTTTTAATGTACTTAGCATTAGTTTTGCTATGCTTTCTTTGACAAAATATCCGTCATAAAGTTGGAACCCAAATCCTAAAATTCCCGCCGGAGAAATATCAAA